GGACGGTCTCAGCAACACCGGTTGGATGTCATTTCCGAGGCAGTCAGCAGCGCAGCCTAGGCAGTTTGAAACTAGCTCATACTACGCCTATGCTTATGAGCTGATATTAGATGCTAAGCTAGCCGCCGACATGGTTGTGCAAGTCCAGGTCAGGCCCTACTTTGATATAGATGAAGCTGGCCAGAGCAACTGTAACTGCGCCTGGAAAGAGATGATGCTGTACACGTTTGACCAGTATAGTGAATATATATATGTGAGTGCACCTGGGCGGCCACTAGTGCTTAATGGGAGTCAGTATGGCATATTGGTAGCTGGCGATGGTCGCGCCAATGCAGTAAAGGCTATGAGGGCATTTCATAATGAGGTAGTGGTAGCACAGGAAGAGAAGGGCAAGGAGGGTGGCTGCATTACGCTATTTGAAGGGTATTCGCCTACCACGTTTGGTAAGCTAATATTGTCTACTCGCATAGGTATCATGAACAGCAAATGCATGGAGGTGGTTGACGGCGTATTGACATCTACAGCTACCAATGAGCAGATCAAGACGCTGGTGTTTGGCATTAGCAGATATGGCGTCTGGGCCAGTGATGGGCGCGTAGTGAGTATAATCAGCGACGACATCCAGAACTACTTTGATCCTGGCGAGTCTGAGTGTGTGCGTCTGGGCTATGAGGCTGAGCACTGGCTAGCATATGATAGTAAGCGTAATGTGCTGCGGTTAGGCATAGTGAGTGGTAGCAGCGCCACAGTGCCTAACATATTTCCAGTGTTTGACCTGCAGAGCAAGACCTGGAGCTTTGATAAGCTGGGGCAAGCGCTGTCCTGCATGACTGAGGTAGGCGCGCAAAGTGGTAATGTGCCGGTGATTCAGGTAGGTGGCGGTACAGCAGACGGCACAGTATACCAGCTTAACTACGGTACAGCTGATGTCGCCACTGCCATAGACAGCTATGCTACTATGGAGTTTCCGGCCAGAGGCGAGTATGTAGATATGGAAGTGCTGCTGCTTAGGTGCAAGACACAGGCTGCAGGCGACATCACGGTAACGCTATACGAGAATGCAGTATCGCAGGGCACAATGACACTGAGCATGATAGCTGAGAACACAAGCCAGACTATAAGGAGACATCGTAGGCGGCTGGGATTAGTCGGCCAGCATATAGCGCTCAAGATTGATCAACCGACTAAGGATATTGAAATGTATTTGGAAGACATAGGAGCAGCGATATCAGCATGGACCAACAGGTAAAGGGTGGCAGAGGCAGTAGCAATAGAGGTGGTGGTGGTAGTAGACCGGTGGCTAATTCATGGATGGGGCAGTTTCATAAGGTGGGGCCAATATTAGATGACAACGGCAACCCACTAACCACACAGCCTCTCAATGCTGCTGGCTTCTGGCCTAAGCCTGACCACGACAGATTTAATAAGCCAAAGTATGCAAAGGATAGCAAACGCAGATGAACTGGCTAACCGAAGACATACACAACAAAGCTAGTCGCAAGGAGTATGGTAGGCAGCCATACCAAGTAGCTGTGTCAGATCCTGATAACCCGGCTGACGAGATGAGCTATACTGAACGTATGCATGCGGTCACTGACAAAGCCATGTTCAATCAGAGCGAAGAGCGCCACAGTGAGATGAAGAAGCCGTATTCAAGCAGTGATTATCCTGCTATGGAGCACTGGTATCCTCCGACGTTTCCAACTCCATGGTGGCCATTTCCGCCTTTCCGTGGCGTTACAACATCAAGAGTCAGCGATGCTGATGGCGAATTCGGTGGTAGAGGCGTACCAGGCGATTTGCCAGAGCCCGGAGAAAGAAACCCTTGTGGCTTTGAGATGCGGCAACAGACGTGTTCGCAAATGGATAAGTTTGATGAGCTTGGCCCTGAAGACGCGATCATATCCGGGTCGAAGTTTCCGTGGGCTAAATATCCATATAGTGCCGGTTCACACTTCTGGAGCTTTGAGGGTGTTGGAACGGAGCTCATAACAAACATAAAGATAACACCACCAGGGATAAAGACTAACCCGTTTCTGCAATATTCTGTGCAGTATCTGTCTCATACGATAAGTTTTAATTGGGATATTGATAAGGCATGTGAAGCTGAGAATGGCTATCTCGCTACTACACTGTGCTATAATATCCGTGGAGTATGCAAGCAGTGTGTAGATATTAGTGACTATGGCTGCTGTAAGACGTGTTGCGAAGAAGATGAGCCGCCAGAAGGCGTGTTTACCTTTGACGATCCTAATACACCGGATACGATAGTTAAGAATGCTTCAATAGATGTCTATGTCTTAGGTGGCTGCGGAGATTTTAAGTATGATGCCAGCGGAACAGGATATACTTGGCATAGTACCGGAACAAATACTGTAACATCCAGCAATCGAAATGAGCAACTTGATTGTGCGGACGGCACATGAGGTAGTGCCGAAGATTTCGGGCCGGTGGCCTCGATAACGATAACGGATGCATGCGGGACAGTAGTTACGGCAACTATTAGAAATACGACTGATGGGGATTGGGTAGAAAAGAGTAGCACATGCGGTTTAAGCGGCTCCGTTGCTAATTATAACTATAGTTCGCCTTATGCGTATTATGAATTAATCGTAGGAGGCAAGAAACAATATCAAGAAACTTATTGTGCCAGTTACTTTCTTGGTCAGCCTGATAATTGTGAAGAATATCAGGCAACATGGTGCGCAGATGATCCATGCTATGACAGACCTTATGGAACAGATAACTGTATAGACGGTGAACATACTTTCGGTTGTTATAGATGGTGGACCAATTCATCGAACTGTTACATTAGTAGATGTTGTATGAATGATCTTAAATATTTCGAGTGGGAATGTCTATAATGCCTAAAACAATGGAACAACTTACGGCAGGTGAAACCGGCAAGGTTCTTCAGGGATTTCGTAATCTTATACTCAATTTCAAGAATAATGGTCGTGAGATTGGCGCTGGCATGGAAGAGTTCTTGGAGTATATGACTGGCCTCAATCTTCAGGTCAGACAACACGATCAGGAGATAGCAGCAGCACAGGCAGCATACGCCAAATTAGCTAAACCGTGTCCACACTGCAACACGCCTATGTACTGCTACACCGTAAATAGCTGCCCAAGCTGCATGGTAGGTGGCAGCTGGCAATCTCAATGGATATGTCCTAAGCCAGAATGCGAATGGGCAGAGTATAGCCCACTGCCACCTGACAAGGAGTGGGAAAAGGCTACAAGTGTAGCAGTTAAGACAGCAGCAGATGATAATGACAGTGATAGTGCAGCAGCATAAGATAGCGCAAAGGAGTAATATGCTATGGGAATGACATTGAGAGACACTAAGGCCAAGAATAACTTTGGTAACTTTAGCGGTTGGGACCCTGGCGAGGAGCAAGATGCTGGCACTACTGTATTGGGTGAGGGCAGTGGTGGCAGCAGCAGGCCAATAACCGGCCAGGACACTGCCTCTTTAAGGACTGCTATGGGCTATGACAAAAAGTATGACTATGATCTAGATGATCAGTTTAGCCCATTCTATAGCCAGGGGGCCAGTAGTGGTAGTAGTGATGGCACTAAGCAGCCTACCCCCGTTACTCCTAACAATGCCCAGGTCCCTATCACCAGTGGAGCTGACTATGGCAGCCAATATGGTAGCATATATGGTGATGATGGTGGAGGTGGTGAGAGTGGAGCAGGTGTCAGCCAGCCTACACGATATAAGCAGCCTATTGGCAAAACCACTACCTCCACTACTGCTTACTCAGGCAAAATGCCTAGCATGGGCGATCGACCAGCACTGTCATTACCAGCATGGGGTGCTGAACAAGACCGTGGTGTTAGAGCCAGAGCCCAGAAGATATCCGGCAGCGACACACTAGCTATTAAGCAGGCATTGCAGCAAGCCGCTGGCCAAACATATAGGAATCCATTAGCTGCCAGTTATGTGCTGAGTAGGGCATTGCAAAAGGCTGGTGTGGCCATGGGCAGTATACGTGAGAAGGCAGAAGGAGCAGCAGAGTCGGCTGAGCGCTCTGAGTTCCAACTAGAGCAGACTCGTGCCCTAATGGAGCACAACGACCAGGTGTCGGCATGGCAGCAGGAGTACCAGGCCCTATGGAATGAGTATATGAGTACCGCAACTACTGCTACTGTGACGCGGAATGTATATGCTGGTGGTGAGAGTGGCGGCGGTGGAGCAGGTGTCAGCTTTGGCAACAGGGATGATGGCAATTCCCAAACTGCCTTTGATCTGGCTACCAGTCAAGGTGAGAGTAGCAGTGGCTTTGGTATTAACGTAAGCTCCCAGAAGGTGCCAGCTGTTGGTGGTTCCACGACCCCACAAGGTACTTTGCCATTTAGATAACACCTATGCAACGATAGAAGGAGAATAAGTTATGCCACAACCTACTAAGTTATATGTTGATGAAAGTGGCCAACCCATGGATCACGCAGCTGGGCGAGAGCTAGAAGGGCAGCAGCCAGTGCAGCCACAGCCTGTGCAGCAACCTGGCAATATGGCAATGAGTAGGCCAGCAGGCTACCCCAGAGATGTAGGCGGTGGTGTCGCTGCTGACGACGACAACGATCCGTATTCAGACAGCGGCCTTGACCGATTCATGCAGCAGTTCTGGTCCAAGACAGGCGGCAACCCCTTTGAGATGGATGTAGACGCCAAGCTACGTGAGATAGAGGCTGCCGAATTGCCCAGGCTGCTCAATGCTATGTCAGGTGGCCAGGTATCGTGGAACAGGCGCAATCGCATGACCAAGTCCGAGCAGGCTAGATTCAATAAAGCTGCCAGACATCTAAGTGGTAGTCTGCGCAAGACCCTGGAGAAGGAGAAGTCTGATAGCATCCGTAAGACCATGTTCATGTGGCAAATGGGCAAATATAAACAGCAGCAGGCCGGTGCCAGACGCGCCAAAGAGCAGACTAGGCTCGACAAGTTCCGCACACACATGGATAAGGTTGTAGCAGGTAGACGCAAACGTATGGAAGAGGCCATGGGCAGAGCCATTGAGCTGACTGAATCCGACAAGCTGGAATCAGGCAGGCTCCGTAAGAAAGCCGAGCGCAACAATGACCTGATCAATAACTACGATCCAGGTGATCCGGGTGGCGACCGTATGCTGCGAGTAGGCAATAGCTCACAGCCAGCGCCTAATAAGGAAGCATATGACAGAGCCCGCAAGGAGAATAGGGAAATATACTATCACCTGGATACGTACTATGACATGAGCAACAGGGAGAGAGAGGTGAGAGGTGAGAATGCGGCAGGAGTAGGAGCCAAAGGTGGTGGTAGTGGTGCAGGAGCTGCAGCAACAGGTGGTGGGCCTGCTGGGCCTGGTACTGGGGAGCAGCCAAAGCCTGGAGATGCAGATGCTAAGACTAAGGGTAAGGGCAAGGGTCCAGCTGCAGCTGAGCCTACACAGTTGCCTCCTGGTGTCAAACAATATGGCAATGCCTACTCATGGCAAGATCCTCAATCAGGCCAGATGTATGCCAGCGACGACCCTACTAAGTTAGGAGCCATAATTGAAGGCAGAGACCGCATGGGTGAAGGTGGAGACAGCAGCATTAGCACCGGCGCCAGTGCCAGTGCTATGAGCCCGCCCAAAGGCAAACGCCTCCTGCTACCTGACGGCTCAGATGCCATAGACCGCATACGAGAGCTGGCCAAACGCAAGAGCCCTGATGTGCCTAAGCTAGTGGCAGCACTAAAGGCAAAGTATAGCGGCCCTGAGTATGCAGATGCCATGCGCGACCTTGAAGACGTAGCCAAATATGCTGACGTTGAGTTATAAATAGTAGCACAGGAGCACAGGAGCACAGGAGTCATAATGGGATTACTTGAGCAGATACTGGAGTCAGAGCAAGCATTAGGCATAGAGCCTGGTCAGCCGGGACATCCCGGACCTGGACCTGGCGCTGGCACGTCTGATATAGGTGACGCAGCAGATGGAGCAGGCGCAGTGCCCGGTACAGGGAGCCCGACTGGCGACTTGTTAGCAGACCTGGAGAGAGCTGAACAGGATACAGGGATCATGCAGCAGACACCTACAGCATCACCTACACCTGAACCTGATCAGCCCACTACATACAACTGGCAGGGTGCCGCCAAAACTGCCATACAGCAGACTCTACATGGAGCAGGTGGCATGGTAGGCCTCCCAGCTGAGCGTGGCTTTGACGCCTCTGTAATTGGTGCAGCCGGTGCTGCCATGGACAAATACACTGACTATGGCAATCCATTCCGCAATGCCGAAATAGCCATTAAGAACTGGGCCAGCAAAGCCTACGACGATGACCCCGCAGTGCAGGAGTTCTCGCGTGGTGTACAGGCCAACACCGAAAGCTACTTTACACAGCTATTGTCCAGTATTGGTCCCACTGCTTCTGGTTTTGCCTTACGATATGTGCCGCAGGTGGGATTAGCACTGGCCACCTCCTACTTCTATAAAATGAACAAGGATGAGATATATGACTTGGCTATTCAGAAGGGTGCAGATCCTGAGCATGCACAATTAGCAGCCATGGCAGGCGGCGCAGTCAATAGCTTCTTTGATATGGTCGGTATAGAGATGATGCGGGGACCAATAGCCAAGAAGATAGCTAGTAAGCTCACTGGCTTCTTCTTAGGTGGTATGGCTGCTGGGCTTAGTGAGGGTGCCACAGAAGGGCTGCAGGAAGTAATTGCGGAGTTGACAGCATCATGGGCGGCCAAACCCAGTGAGCAGACATTTGCCGAGTGGCATGCTGCCATTGACTATGCTGACCTCAAGGCTAAGTATTGGAAAGCTGCTAGTCTGGGCGCAGGCATGGGCGTGATGTTCCATACTGCCGGTGTGGCTGTGCAGGGTGGCACCCGGACTAAGTATCTGAATGGTATCAGGGATGATCTGGATAGTGGCAAGGTTACGCTGGGCCAGGTACAAGAGCTGAGGACCAAGCTGAGTACAGATACCACTGGGATATTGCCGCAGCTGGACAAGATCATAGCTAAGCGCATGGTCAAGGTACAGGGTGTGATGCAGCAAGAAGGTATAGGTGATGGTGGTACTATCCAAGGCCCTACGCAATTAGCCACAGTTGGCCTCGATGGCCGCCTTGACTTTGAATCCACAGAAGACGCCATGGCCTATGGCAAAGCAGCCACGCCTGATCAGCTTATAGAAGTCAGGTCTCAACTGTCTGACTCATTAACTGCAGGTGTTAGAGCCTATGCAGCAGACGACATAGATAGCTCACTCCAGATAGCGTTTCGCAGTCAGTTTCTGCGTGAGACATTAGAGGCTGCAGGATATGAGGTTAACCAATCGGCTACTAGTACACAGGAGCTAGTGCCTGAGTTAGATATGCCTACAGCAGCAGTAGCCGATGCAGCAGCAGCAGTGGAAGGTGCAGCACCCACTGGCGAACCTCTCCCGGTCGAGGGTAAGCCAAAACCGAGGGTTAAACCTGATAGACCTCCTGGCTCTCAGGGTGCTGCATCTCCCACTGTTGCTGCTACCACGACCACACTCTATAGAGGAGTCAGCCAATACAATGAAGGCGACAACTACTACTCTCCTGATAAGGAGTGGGCTAGGCAGTTTACACAGTCTGGCCAGGATAAGGAGATAAAGGAGGTAGATGTCCCAACTGGTGCCATATACAGGTCAGATATACTGCCCAAGGCAACAAAGCCTGAAGAGATTGATGGTGCCATAGCAGCTGCCGAGGCTCAAGGCTATAATGCAATCTGGATAGATGAGGGTGGCAATGAGCCTAATTCTGTATTTGTCATTGATCCCAAGGCAGACGTGTCGGCACCCGCAGCAATTACTGGTCCCACTAAGTTAGCCATCTCCATGGAGGATAAGCGCCTGGGCAAGTTTTCTAAGAAGATGCACGATGAAGTAGCTGCAGGTGTTGCCAGTATGCAGGCCAAAGCTGCTGAGTATACCAACTGGAAATTTGATGTCGGCAGCAAAGTCCACTCCAAACAGACCAATCGGATATACACCATAGTAGCTCGCTCATGGGACAAGCGCAATGACAGGCCTCTTTACTTATATAAGTCTGGTGGCGAGAGTGGTACATTAATTGCTGAGCGTGCCCATGAGAGCCTTACACCGGTTGAGGCACCCAAAGCAGTAAAGGGCATTACTGGACCCACTAAGTTAGCTACTACAGGCAAGAAGACCCCGACTACCACCAAAGCCCTGAATGCCAAGGCTATCAGAAAATACGGCAAAACAACTGCACCCGAAAGCATAGGCTACATTACAAGAGGAGGAATTGGAATTGATAGTAGTGGCATTAGCTTAGGATCTGCGAGCCAGGGGCGAAACATTGACCACAGAGAAATAGCATCCCATGCTTTGAGTGGCGATTTTGCAGGTAGTGGAACTGAAGCCATGAGAAACTTCATGGATAAAACCGGGAACATCCGAGTTATCAACGCTACGAATGAGCTCAATGTTGACATCCCGATAAGCCAAGGCAGACCTACAAAAAAGCAACTTGCTTTGGTTGAGGAGTTATCCACAGGAAAGACTATTGTTTTTGATTTAACACGATCTGATGGTAGAACTGTTGCTTCTGGTGAGGGTGATTTTAATAAGCTATCAAAGACTCTTGATGGTATTCTTGCCACCGAGATTGAATCAAAACAAGCCTTGGAGCAGGGTAGGCTACCAAAACAGCTAACTCCACTTGTTGGCTTTATCAAGAGACATAACCTTTCAAAAGATGAATTTGTTGATGCAAGATTTAACCAAAACAATCCACTTTACAGTGCCCACCGAAAAGCAATGGATAAAACAGGGGTGGGCGTCAACAAAATATGGTCTGACTTTGGATTAAAAAGTGTTCATGATTTTTACGATAAGGCTTTAGAGGAACACCCTGAGTTTAGATTCTTTGCTGGCCCTACTAAGTTGGCTACAGGAGATAAGATCAGAACTACGCCAACTGCCAAAACCTCTCCAGGATCTTATCTCCTCGTAGAAACCTCTGATCTGGGCCTCACTGCCAAGGCCAAGAAGTATAATACAACACAGGAATTTGTAGACAGTGTCCCCATAAAGACTCGTGAGGAGAAGCGTAGTGCAATCAAACAATGGAAAAAGGAAGTCGGATATAAACAAGTTGACAGCAGCTTTGATAGAGGTGATAGCGTTCATTCTCCTTCTGACCCAGAATCAGGCTCACCTTTATACGACCTTATGGAAAATGGTACATATCCAGAAGATGTTTATTCTCTTGAGGGGTTAAGATACTATGGCACTGGCGAAGATGCTTTAGATAGAAAAGCCTACAGCATTATTAGCGACTCTGAGGGTCTGCCTAATAAAGCTGTCAGGATATATAGAGCAGTTGAAAAAGGTGATCCACAAAAAATACTACCAGGGGACTGGGTCACAACTGTAAGACCTTATGCAAAAGAGCACGGGGAAGGAACATTAAAGGGTGAATATAAGATAGTAAGTAAAACAGTAACGGCCAGGGACATTTTTACAAGTGGTGATTCCTGGTTAGAATACGGCTATCATCCGCAGCCTGTTATACCGTCAAGAGTCTACCGTAAGGATAAGGCCCAACTCATTAAGATATATGATAAGGCTCAGTCAGCAGTTGCTATCAGTGGGCCTACCAAGGCTGCAGCAGCTGTCAAGGTCAGAACCACGCCCACTGCCAAACCATTCATGTCCATGTTAGAAAGAGGCATAAAAAGCCTGAAGCAAGAAAAGGCTCCTGCTAATCAATGGATGGGAATGATCAATAATCTACATGTAAAGCAGGAGGAAGTAGAGTGGGTGGGCCTTGAGGGGTGGCTGAAAGAGCAGAGGGGCAAAGTCACCAAACAGGAGATCCTTGATTTTGTCCGGGCAAATAATGTTGAGATTGAGGAGGTGGAGAAGGGTGGGGAAGGCCCCGATTTCAACTCATATGTGGCAGAAGTAACCGATGAGATTGAGAAAAATGGTGAGTACGAGTTTGACAGTGGGGCGAAACTGGTCCCAAATGAAGAAGGTGGGATTGATTGTCAAGAGGATCTTGGGTACCACATTCGTTCCTACGGGTCGCTTGAGGATGCCATTCGGTCTTTGAGTGGCACGGATGTGTATTTCGATCAAGGCCAAGACGCAATCCATACCAAATTTGCCAGCTACCAACTTCCCGGAGGCGAGAACTACAAGGAGTTATTGCTGACTCTGCCGGGAAAGAGCGGCTACACAGTAGTCCCACATCCAACGGTTGAAGGCCAAGTCGCAATCAAAGACCCTGGCGGAAACTACATCCTTTCTGGACCCGATACAGTAAAGCCAGGGCAGCCCCTTAGTTGGGAAAAGCAATATGTGGCACAAGGATTAAGGACTTATGAAAAAACGGCCTACACCTCCGCCCATTGGGACGAGCCCAACGTCTTAGCCCACATTCGATTCAACACCAGAACAGGCCCGAACGGTGAGCGGATTCTTTTTATAGAGGAGATACAGAGCGATTGGCACCAGGCGGGGCGCAAGAAGGGGTACCGTGGGGATAGACCCGACCTGCCTAATATCCCAGAAAACCATAGTGACCTTGTTGTTGGGGATGATATCCGAGGGTGGGGATCAGTTAAAGGGGTCAGAGAGTCCCAAGATGGTAAATTAGAGTTTAACCTGGGAACTATGTGGCTGCACCAAGACAACTTTACGTTAGATAGAGTCATAGGGAGAAATGAGGCTGGAGTTGCCACATCTACCCCCCTAAATGTCCAAGCAGTGCCCAATGCTCCCTTCAAAAAGACATGGCCCCTACTGACAATCAAGAGAGTGGTGAGGTATGCAGCAGAGAATGGGTTTGATCAGATCGCATGGACTCCCGGAGAGGTGCAGGCTGATAGATACGATCTGAGTAAGCAAGTATCCCAAGTCACATACCAAAAAGAGTCCGATGGAAAATATACCATATTTGCCTATCCTCATACAGGCGACCAGATAGAGAGAAGAGGCCTTGACTCAAATGGTATTGAAGAACTAATTGGCAAGGATGTAGCTGAAAAGATAGTTAATTCAGGCAAAGACAGTGGAAAGTTACAGGGCCTCGACCTCAAAGTAGGTGGCGAAGGTATGAAAGGGTTTTATGATAAGATCCTACCTGCCGCTATAAATAAATTCTTCAATAAGCCTGCATGGGGCAAGGCGAAGGTTGGAACGACTGAAATTGGAGCGCAAAACTATGAGCAACCAGAGGATTTTCCGTATGGTGTTTATGATATAGAACTTGATGAAATAGTTGAAAACTTTGCAACGAAAGTGGAGGCAGATCAGTACTTATCCGAACAGTCTGGCAATGTAGACTATGTAATAAAATATGCAGGGTCAGCGACTCCCACCGAAGTCTGGATGCTCCCCATAACCCAAAAGATGAAAGCCAAAGCTCTCTATGAGGGAATGTCCAAGTTTGCCTCACAAGATCCCGCATTAGCATATGAGGGAGTAGCGCCTCGCATTACGCCTAAGCAGTATGGCCGCAACAAGACACTGGTAGGCAATATCAAATCCTGGATGCGTGAGGCAGGAATGTCTGATGCTCTATTGGCTCACGTAGACCTGGAATTCAAACAATACATATCACTGTCGGGCAAAGACTTCAGTAAGTCGTATACTGAGCATGGTGGCCAACTAGACCGCATATTAGGCGCTACCACACCCTACTTGCGCAATATAGAGGCCCAGATACGCTACCTAGTAGAGCTGTCATATGAGGCCACTGCCAGTGAGATTAGACGCGCTACCTGGGAAGAAGCAGGCCATGTGATATTAGACTTAGGCATGACTGCCAAACAAAAGGCTAGCCTACTCAAACACTTCAATGGCAATGAGGAATCAGCCATGGATGCTTTTGTCACATTCATGGAGAAGCCTAATAAGTTTACGCAGCATCCAAACTGGATACGCAAGATGTTTCTGAAGATCAGAGCATTTCTGCAGCGCATGGGTAAGGCGTTGCGCGGTAAGGGTTTCAGCAGGCCAGAGGACTACTTCGCTAAGATGTTTACCGGATACTATAGCAAGCCCATGACAGTAGCTGCTAAACAACGTCTGCTGAATTATGTCAGTGAGCAGAATAAGCCAGCGCCAATTAGTGATGCTGATATTATGTCAGGGTCATTGGTGTCAGGGCCTGAGCGGCAATATGCCAAGTCAGCATGGGCTAAGTTAGCTACTGCTGCTAAGGCAATGACTGATACTAAGGCGTTTAAGAAGTGGTTTGGCAATAGCAAGGTGGTAGGTGCTGATGGTAAGCCATTGGTGGTATATCATGGATCTGACACTGAAAATAACTATATAATGGGCCAACGAAGTGGAGGCGCATGGTTTATAGAAAGTGATCAAGAGGCAGTTGAATACGGCGATAATGTTAGTCAAGTGTATTTGAGCATTAAAAATCCGATGGTGTCAACTCATAGGGAGAACACTCAGCTAGGCCCAAAAAGGCTTATTGAAAAAGCCAAGCGATTAGGGCGTGATGGGGTATACATACCTAAAGACCAGGCTTTCGCAGATGAAAACGTCTATACAGAAGCGGAACACGATGTATGGGTTACGCTCAATCCCAACCAGATCAAGTCCATCTTCAACCGTGGCACCTTCTCGCCTACCACAGGCAACATCTCTCTGGCCACTGCGCCCACCATAGCACCATGGCAGCACTCAGCACTACTAACATCTATTGCCGCACCTGACATGCCAGCCAAAGCTCAATCACTACCTACATGGCTGGAGCGCCGTGGCAGAGTCAAGCCTGATGAGCTCAAATGGTATGGCGTTACCGAATGGCTAGCAGCCAACACCGACAAGCAGGGCACATTCGATAGGGAAGCATTCAGGCAGTATATTAAGTCGCAGGAGTTGGTGATCATAGAGCAGCCACCTACTGCTGACCGTGGCGCCTATCCAGAGGATGTAACCGGTGACCAATTTGAGCCGCCTCAATTCGATAATGGCACCACTATTGAACCTGATCCAGAATATACACAGGAACAGGCAGAGGAGTTCTACTTTGAAGATGAGCTCACCGAATTAGTAGATGACTACTTAGCCAACGAGGTAGATGAAGAAGACGCCGATACCATAACTGACCGCGACAGTATACCGGAAGATGACATGCAGGATCTACGTGACCGTGCCATGGACAGTGCTTTGAATATGGCCAGTGAGAGGGCCTGGGAAGACGCCGAGGAAGTATACCACGATTCTAACCATGGCTTTAACATATTTGCCAGGGGGTATGATTCAGGTGTATATATGAATGGCCCTGGCGACATTGAGGGCGACTATGACAGCTATGATGCTGCTGTGGAGGCAGCCCACGACTACTACAATGACCTACAGGAGCAGCGGGAGCTACAGGAACAGGCAGCAGAGGATCGCCAAGAAGGCTACTTGCCTACGCCTGAGAACCAATTAGCATTTGACTTTGGGCAGGGCCAACCCGATGTGGCTGCTGTAGGTGCTGGTATACTGCCTGAGCCCGCTGCATTACCACCTGGACAAGTGCCTTCATATAAGTACCCCACCTATCAATTAGGCAGCGGCTCTGGCGGCACCGACTACCGCGAGCTGCTATTCACATGGCCTGGTGACATGGAGTCCAAAGGTACATGGCGCCCTACATACCAGCACTATGGCAGCATAGATCCTATAGCGCATGTCAGATTCAATACTCGTATAGCAGACAACGGCGATAGGGTATTGTTCATAGAGGAGATACAGAGTGATTGGCTGCAGGAAGCTAAGGAGAAGGGTATGCGGGACGATGTTGCTACTGCTGCTGCCCGTAAAGTGTTAGATAAGGCCATAGCTAATACGAATGCATATAGAGCTGCAGTCTATGACAATAAGGGCTCCACAGTTGAGCGCTCGCCATCGTTCACGTCAGAAGAGCGTATAGAGTATGATAGGCTAATAGATATAGAGGGGGCAGCCAGAGACAAGTGGAAGGCATTAAACGATGCAGCAGCACCTGCGCCGCTACTCAACAACTGGCATGAGTACGTATTCAAACGTATGCTGCGTATGGCAGCTGAAGGCGGCTATGACCGTATAGGCTGGACCACTGGCATACAGCAGATCGCACGGTATAGTGATGCACTACGTCAGCAAGTGGATGAGATAGCCTGGACTAAGCGTAAACAAACGCCGACAATACCCAAAGCTATAACCGGTCGCGATAGCTACGAGCGCTACCAGCAGTTGCGTAGGCTACCCATGGAAGACTTAACTCCAGGCCAACGCACGGAGCTTGATCAGCTAATTGCTGCTCAGCGGATGGCTGTACCTCATGCTGCAGCAGAGGCTATGGTCCATATAGTAGCCAGCAAATCAGGCACGGCCCAATTCGACCATATGATACCACTCATCGGCACCACTACTATAGGTGGCCGCGAAGTCTCATTAGTCGATATCATAGGCAAGAAGATGGCACAGCAAATCATAGCCAGCTCCTCTACTAATGGCACCATAACAGGCGACGACCTATCTATAGGTGGCTTCGGCATGAAGGCATTCTATGACGAGAAGCTAATGGGGTTCGCTGCCAAGTATGTTAAGCAGTGGGGCAGCAAAGTGGAGGATGTCAAGGTGCCCACAGCCGATATAGAATCAGGCATATCAATTACAGACTTCCGTGCTAAAATGGAGCCTGTGCATTCAGTTGCAGTCACCTCACAGATGCGTGACTCTGTATTGTATAAAGGTCAAACCATGTTCGCTACCCGTACCAAGCCAGAAGCCGACTGGGTATCGCGCAAACTTGCTGAATACCGCACTATCAATCCTGGCGCACCACTACCCACTGACGAAGACTCGGCACGCAACGCTGCCAGAGCCTATGCCCAAGTGCATAACCCGGCATCACCGGAAGGCTTCAATATGCCTACTGATGGCCCTGGCCGCTATGTATTTGACCTGATGCAGTTCAAGCTGCAGGACCGCCTTAACTCACTGAAGCGTATTCAGCAAGGCGTTGAGCTAGAGACCGCCACACCATTAGATGACGCCCATAACGCATACCAGGCTGAAGAGGTCTATACATCTAAGGCGTCGGCACGCATTACCCTATTCACTCACGACCACGTAGAACCACTGGAGCAGCTGATATCCAAGTCCGGCCACTCATTAGAAGACTGCGAGCTCTACAACTACGCCTTGCATGCGCCGGAAGCCAACGCCCAACTGCGCAAGATCAATCCTGGCACTGAGCATAACGAAGCACTGTCAGGCATGACCAATGAGGAGTCCGGCTATATATTAGATCATTTCAAGGGTGACCAATATATGCCTGATATTGCCAATCGCATCCATGCAATTACAGAATCCACCTTGACCATATTAGAATCTGAAGGCCTCATGGACGCCACTGCAGTCCAGGCAATGCGCAGTGCCTATGCCCACTACATACCTCTCAAGCGTGAAGGCAAAGGCAAATCACTACCTGTCATTGGTCAAGGCTTCAGCTTATCCAGCAAAGGCGTTAAGCGTCGCCTCACTGGTGCTGCAGGCTCACGCGCTACCAACATATTCTCTAATATCATAGCACAGCATGAAGCCACCCTGATACGCGCTGAGAAGGCTGTGGTAGGCCGTGCGCTGTATAATTTCGCCAAGAGTGTCAATGCACCCTCATTATGGACTGTGGACGCTGAGGAGCTCAAACCTATGCTCAAGCAGCGCAAAGGTGATGGGCGCCAACTCAGCTTATTCACTGGGCTACCCAAGGCATTGAGTGAAGTGGTATTTGGCCGTGACATATTCTATAAGTTCACGGACAACGTCTTAGTGGTCCCCATTAACGGTGAGGAACATACCATAACATTTAACGACGCCAACTACCACGCTGCTCGCATAGTCCATACCATGAAGAACTTAGGTGGCCGCTCTACAGGCGCCTTCGTCAATATAATGTCCACTGTTAATCGTTATCTAGCTATGATCAATACCAGCTTTAATCCTGAATTCATTATCAGCAACTTCTTCCGGGACTTTCAAATGGCTGGCTATACATTAGGCGCTACCAAACTCAAACACACTAAGGCCGCAGTCTTGGGCAGCGTACTCAATGGTCATGCCATGGGCGGCATCCGTCGCATGCTCAAGGGCAATGTCAAAGCAGACGATGCCTGGGGCCAGGCAGCTGCCGACTATGAACGACTCGGTGGCGTCACCGGCTGGATAGACCACCACAAGAATATTGAGAAGCGCGAGGCAAAGTTAAAAGCTCATCTCAGAACACTAAAGCCTGGTGTCAAAGGTGGCGCCCGCCGTATCATACGTGGCGCATTAGATTTGATAACCGATTACAATACCATAGTTGAAAATGGCGTCCGGCTCTCAGCCTACTACCACGCCGTCAATGACTTGGGCATGAGCAAGACCAAGGCGATATCGTTAGCCAAGAACCTCACAGTCAACTTTACTCGCAAAGGCGACTTAGGCGTCTATGCCAATGCCATGTATCTGTTTTACAACGCCTCCATGCAGGGCAACGTCAATGTAATCAGGTCCATTGCAACCAGCAGCACCACTCGCAATATGGTCTATGGCACTATTGCATTAGCCGCTGCATTAGACGCCCTCAATCGCAGCTTAGGTGGCCAGGATGACGATGGTGAAGACCGCTATGACAAGATCCCGGACTATGTCAAGGATCACAACTTAGTACTGATGCGGCCATGGGGCGACGGCGACTACTTCAAGATCCCGCTACCGTGGGGCTTTAACGTATTCCACACATTAGGCCAGCTCATAGGCGAAGCAATAGACCCACGCGGTAAACCTCTAGACATGGGCCATATGCTAGGCCGTATGGCAAGCTCTACCATATCCAGCTTTAATCCGATAGGCGGCGACGTCTCATTAGGGCAATTCCTGTCGCCTACTATCAGTGATCCAGTTATCCAATGGAATGAAAACAAGAACTTTGCAGGTAACCCACTGCGACCTGACCAGCCACCATTTGATGTGGCCAAGCCCAATTATCAGCTATACTGGTCCAGTTGCCGGGAGCCGTCCAAGTGGGTCACCAAGAAGCTATTTGAGCTCACAGGCGGCGATCCTGCTGGCATAGACCCGCGTGGTGATTTCGTAGTAGATATATCGCCTGAGTTAGTAGACATGTTAGTAGACACCGCAACAGGTGGCCTGGGCAAATTCATGTCCAATACCATTAGTGTGCCTGCCAAAGCCATCACCTCACAGCCCATTCAGGCCAAGGAGATACCATTCGCACGTCGCCTCTATAGTGGCAAGTCTGAATTTTATACTAGGTCTGCTTACCATGACAACTTAGCTGATATCAAGTATGCCATAAAGCAACGAGACTACTGGACCACTGCCAATGACTCTGATATGATTAAGCAAATCAACAAGTCCAAACAGGCTCAGTTGGCTCTAGTCCCATATGCCCAATACATACAGAAGCAGCTTAAATTCGAGCGGTCTACTGTAAAGCAAATAGAAGGCAGTAAGCGTTTATCAACCAGTGAGCGTAATGTGCAAATAGAAAAGGTTAAGATCCGCATGGACAAGTACATGACTGACTTTAACAAGCGGTATATGACCAAGGTGAAGGGTATTAAGGATAAGAGTGGAGCAGGGTCAGCTAAGGCAACAGTTAAACCTGCAGCCAACACTGCACCTACTCAGACGTCCCAGCTATCATTCCCTACTCGTACATTACGTGATCTAAAGAGGCTAGTACAGCAGCAAGGCAGCAGCAGCAATGACAATAACCAATAACCCAAATTGAGGTGACCAAATGAATCCAAGACAACCAGCAGACGTATTCGAGTTCAAAGGGGCAGCAGTGCTCAGCAACACCATCATAGCTACTGCAGCTGCTGCTGTAATTTCAACAGGCAATGACTTCGATACAGTACAATTAGAATGTACCGGTCATGGCTACCTGGCAGGCAGCCTTATATACCTGTCAGGGTTTATTGCGCCACTCAAGTATCTGAATGGTCTCAAGATGATCTATGCAGTGGCTACCAATACATTCGATGTCAGGGTCAGGCCCGGCCAATTTGTAGCAGGCACACCTGCGGGCACCGAGGTAGCGCGTGTAGCAATTACAATGGATGAGCGCTACCTGACTGAAAGCATAGAGATACATTTGAACACCGCCTGTGCCACAGTAGAGGACCTGGAAGTTAATAAGGATGCAGCCAGTGGCAGCCAGTTCGACTACAAGCCTTGGGATCGCGCCATGAACACTGAGAAAGACAAAGACATGCGCTGGGACCCAAAGCTGGAGTGTAATGCAAATGACCTGATGGTGGTGACCTGGGCCAATGCCAATAGCCGTACCTGGGGCATCAAACTTATTGCAAGGAGGTTAGCATAATGAAAACACTATACAGTACAGTTGTGGCAGTGTTGCTGGCGGTACTACTGTGTGCCTGTCCAGCCTATGCTGACAGCGAAACCAATGACGGTGTACCAATTACAGAAGGTGGTTGGTTAGAAAACTACGACATTGATACTGCTGATATTGATGGGTCAACCTTTGACGGTGGTGTCATAAATAGCTCTACCATCGGACTCACTACCCCTGCAGCAGGTAGTTTTACTGACCTCAATCTTGGTGCAGCTAATCTTGGTATATCTATTTTAACCGGCTTCCATGCTGGCAATCTTACGCAGACAGGAAATATGACAAGTATTAATGGTAATAATCCTGTTGTGCGTAATCTTAAAGTATATATAAGTACAGATCCTACAGCTGATACTGATGTCAGTTTTCGTATATCTTTCTATGAAACTGATGCTTATACAGAAGACCTTTTAATATGGGATCATAGCTTTAATTTATCCTACACTGAAACCAACGGTGGGGTGACTGCTACAGATACAACTGATACAGTCGACACCTCAGCTGGACTTGTTAAGTATGATCTTATTAGATTCTTAGGTGCTACAGTAGAGAATCAACGGTTAACTGCTACTCCAACAGCTACAGGACTTACGTTTACTGAGGCCGGACAAGATCACGCTGATGATACAGGGATTGTTAAGGTATGGGAATTTAAGGAAGTGATACAGCTTTATGATGCTGACGGTACTAATGAGATTCATGTCAAACTTGAGGCGTTGGCAGCATTTACAGCATCATCTTCTATTTATATAATTGTAGAATACCAGTAAAGGAGGCTGATATGTTTAAGAAATTAGTAATAGCAATCCTGATCGGCCTCTTGTCATATCCCCCTTTTGCCTTTGCAGGAGGAGCCTTTGACAGCAAGACCTTCCCCGGCCTGGAACCGGACACTTATGCAGATTGCTTTTTCTATTTTAACCAGGGCGATGCCAGAATGTACGGGGACGGCTCCTTTATGACAGATGGCTCAGGTGGGGGCAATCATCTTGAGCAGGGGATAGGAGCTAAGGAGTTCATAGAGAATGCTACGTATTTACATGCTGACGGTACTGATGATTTTGCACAACAGGAAGTTATCGCTTCATGGACCGGCCTGACCAGCGCAGACATCCGATGCTCGTTTCACGCTACTGCCTCATGGCTTGCTTGGGATGCCTTGGACTTCTCCGCCTACAATAGCGCAGACTATGAGGTGATCCTGACCGACGCAACCGGAAAGCGAAAGAAAGGGGTGTTGAGCGCTACGGTGGGGGGTGGGGAGGCTTTTACTGAGAAGGTTGTCAATGGCGACAATGAAACTGCAATGGCAAGCCTGGACGCAGAAGATAATGCTGTCAGATGTACTGCTGCCCAAAGTGCGGATAGAGGGTACGACAGTTCTTCAAACTCGATGAAACTGATCCAGGCGCATTCAGGTGACGGTTGGTTTGCCTATGCCCTGGAAGACTCGAATTTATCAACATTAGATGCAGGCAAATCATATTTAATCAGTACGCAGCATTATGATCTTGGTACAAATAGCGGTAATGCTATACGTCTCAGGGCGTATTATAATAGTGGTGCCGATTATATTGCAGATGCCACAGGGCAGACAACACAGGATGCTTGGGTCGAGCAAGGAATGAACGTAGTGATAGATGATAGTTTTAAACTCTATCTCTATTCTTATTCAAGTGCCTATGCTATTGGCGACGTAACATATTGGGATAATATTAGTATTAAAGAGCGTACAGACTGCGATTCCAACGGAGTCCATTGCACCTGGGGCACAGAGGAAGCATTGTTCAATGTCAATGCGATTACAGGCATTGAGATCCGCAAGGCAGCCTACTCCGTGACAGGGGACTTGAGCGGGTTTGCGGTTTTGCGACTGGATGATGGCATACCAGCTACCACTTATATGTTAATGAGTAAGTGGGAAGCAGCGGGGACTTATAGTTACGCCATAGAGGTTTTAACATCCGGAAAGCTGCGAGGTGCATTATCAGCAGATGGTACGACAAATATTCTTATTGATTCTGATGCTGCTCCTTTTCCAAATAATCAGACAGGGTGGTATTTAGTGGGGTGGAGCTATAAGACCTCAACATCTTTCACCTTCTACGTCAACGGTTCAGCAGTCGCATCTACCCCAACTGGAGGCATTCCTGCTGCGCTTTTTGACACTTGTGCAAGGTTTGAAATGGGGAGCTACAATAAGGGGACAGGCTTATTTCTTGCCGGTGATGTAGCCGCCAGTGGCTTATTCGCTCGATACCTTACGGCGGCAGAGCAGATGAACATTTACAACTCAGATACGATAAAGGAGATAATGGGAAGATGAGATATTTAATTATACTGGCAATCCTATTATGGTCAACCCCTGCCTTTCCTGGAACGCTTTTGATCTGGCCCGAGGTTCCAGCCAAGCCGGTAATCGACCTCAAGGTGGTTGATGCTAAGACGGCGGTGGTGACTGACCGCAAAATGACTGAGGAGGAAGTTCTTATAGAAGCTGTATATAATGCCTACAAGGATAATTTTACTTCTATTCAAGCCTCTGTCAAGGGAACCATGACCGGCAAATACAGCCAAGTTATTGACCGCAAGGGGCCTGTATGGTCCAAGGCTGGCGTTGACTATACGATTGCATACATAGCTGACCCTAAGCGGATTAAGTGTGAGATTAAGCCGATAGGGGTTGGTGATATTGTTGATACCGGCCATTTAGGTGGGGCTGAATGGCTACGGAAGAATGGATACAAGGCGGCTGAAGATATCGTGGTGGAGAAAGAGAATGTCCTGGTTAAGTAATTGGTTTACCACATGGCCTAAACGCTTGCCAGAGGGCTACGTCAAGCACATTGACTTTGAGCATCTTCGGATAGTCTTATGTGGAGAAAACCATGCACAGCTTGAAGGGCATGATCCTAAGCGATTAGGTGGCTCACACTTATATGGTCCTACAATGTGGCTACGAGTCTTTAAAAAGTCCGATGGAGAATATACACTCAAACTTGATAGCAAAGCATTAGAGATAGTTGGCTATGAACTTCAACGTCAAATCCGTAGAGAGTGGCCTGAGATGGCCGATCCTGATGAGGAGATATAATCATGACCTGTTCCGACAAAGACTGTGAAAAGCGGATATTGGATAAACTCAATGCTCATGAAACTACGCTATACGGTGAAGATAACCTATCTGGATTAAGTAAACTTCCGGGCTGTGTGAAAGCCAAGGTTAGCAACGTCAAATTCTATACTACTCTTGGCAGCATTATGATTGGACTTGTATTATGCATCGTCCCTTCTGTTCATCGCGGTATGGATGCATTCTCGGAGGAGAAGGAGAAGGTTGCCGAGTGTAAAGCTGACAACAAAGTTATCCAAGTGCAGATTAAGACCCTGGTAAAAGAGATAGCCGAGATAAAGGAAAGTGTTGGAGACATCAAAAAGGGACAGCTAACAAAAGAGGAAATGATTGCAGTAGTTAAGGAGGCGATGAGGAAATAATGTCTGATCAACCAGTGTCCTGCAATGAGTTTGATATCTATACAAAGGCGGGAGTGTTATTCAGGCCTCAGCATTATATCTTTCCTCCTGTGGGGCTGATATTGCAAATAGCCTGTGTGTTCTTTCCTGCAGGTTTTCCTGTATGGATTACTCGTGGTGCAGAAGAATGCGAAGGTGGCAAACCCAATAGCAAACACCTGGTATGCTGTGCCTTTGATCTACGCACCAGACACCTGCCTCCAACAGTTAAACGAAAGGTTATTCTTGCCAAGATGCAGGCTGCATTAGGACATGAATATTACGGCTACTATAAGCGATATGTCAATGAGTGGGGTAATATTGTGGAGTGGATTCACTTTCAGTATAGCGGGAGGTACTAGGCAATGAAATATCGCGAAGGCTACCTATATCAACTGGCAGAAGGTATCTTATTTATGTATGCAAATTTGCCGTGATAAAGGGTGGCAGCTTTGTTATATGCTTCTGCTGCCTCTTCTTTAGTATTGAATCCTCCCAGTGTTATTTGCTTTTTGTTTATCTTTATCATGGCGCGCCATTTGTTTCTTGGCTTATGAAAATAGACCCCCTTATACCCGGAGGTGTTATGTTTCGATAGGCCCACATTATGGTTATTACCGTTTTTGGTGGCAGGCCGTAGATTATCAATTTTATTGTTGGTCTTCACTCTATCTCTATGGTCGAGAGCTTTGGGCAAGTATCCATGGTGATACAGAAATATAACTCTATGTTGTTTATAGTTCCTGCCTTTGATTTTAACAGTCTTATAGCCTTTAACAAATGAACGAGGGCAGGCCTCTTGACCCGTGGTCCTCCAACACAAAAGGCCCTCTTTATAAACAAAAAGTTCTTTTATCAGTTTCTGAGTTAACATATGGCTGGCCTCCTTAATGTTTTTGTGGATTGTACCAGCTGTGGGATAACCTGTCAAGGAAAAAGAAGGAGAGCTCTAATGAAAAGCATAAATCCCAAAGTCATCGAAATAGATTACAAATATGTCCAGTTCTTTGAGCCATTTGTCATATATATCAAACTGCTAAAACGAGCAATCGCTATCCCAACTGGATTTGTCTGTGACAGAGAAAGTGTGCCAATAATTAGAGCAACATCAATCAGAGGTGGATATGTTCATGGTTATCTTTGTAGAGTCGATTCTGACCCGGTTGTCACAAAGAAGGTAGCGGCTGATGCCTATCTTGAAGTCATGGAACGGAGAGACATGGAATATAGAGATCGTATGCCTACCAAGACCTGGCTACAAAAGCTAAATAAATTGAGGTTTAGGGCTGACCGGTGGCATAGAAGGCATATTAAATGTAGAGTAGTCCGTATGGCGTGGGGCTATTTTCACAAGCTGCATGTTATGGCGTCCTATGAGGAAGTGGCTGGTTTATAATCGAAGTGGTGTAGCTGGTATAGTGAGTTGCTGAGTAGCCTAATAGCTGTGGCTCTTCTGTAAGCCTATAGTCTCCGTGTCTCCGTGTCTCTCTGTCTCCGTGTCTCTAACTACCTGGAAAGCAAGACTGTATAAAGACAATGAGGCTGATATGAGGTGATATATGAGCATATATAGCTTACCGAAGCGCTGCAGCAGAATATAGGCTATATTAGGTAATCGAAGTGCTGCAGCTATATGTAGCCTATATGCCGATATCCGCATCCATATTCAGCTGCCTAAGCCCTCCACCGCTATTCAAATTTAACCCTTGACAGCACAATACCACGCCCTATACCCTGCGATCCGTTTCCAATAACACACAGGAGAAAGCAACATGCCGGACCACAAAGACCTGACCAATATCCTAGAAGACACTCCCGAACGTATGCAGAATGCCCTGGCCATCGTTGTCGGCTCCATATTGCTGGCAACGCGCCATGACCGAATGGCAGACCTTGCTATTGCCTGTCGGGAGTTCTCCACATCAATACGCGAGGAGTTACTTGATGACAGACAACAACAGTAGTGGTGGATCTGAAGGCGGCAATACCAATACCAATGTTATCAATTTGAATTCGTTGGACCACACAGTCTTCCAAGTTCCAGCCAGCGACACCAAAGGCCACAACACCAAACTATGGTTCAGGCTCCAACCGGGACATGCCCAGATGATAGATAGGGTAGTCAGCAGCAGGAAGTTTCCATATAGGTCACAAGGTGATCTATTGCGGCACGCTATCCTGCGACATATGCATTTTCTGGATGCGTTGGCGCCAGTGCCCAGTGTATTGGCCCAGGTGGATGCAATCATAGAGGTGTTGCGAGATGAGCAGTTTGCGTCGGAGTTCAGTGCATTATTTGAGCGCATTGGCGCCCGCATATCTGCTCATATGTCGCATGGCAGCACTGGGCAAGCACGTCGGTTGCTGTTGGTGGTACAGAAGCATATGGATGCCATGCCGGACGGCTACTGGAAGGACACATATAAAGAGGAGTTGGCCAGCAGCTACGGCTACCTACTGACAGAGTCGCCCAAGGCCAGTTTGAAACATTTTAAACAAGGTGCATGATGGCAATGACCAGTCGCAATACCAATACCCAGACCACTACCAATATACAGCGCCATATGGTGTTTGGCGAACTGACCGTGCTCAGGCATGCTGGTCATGATACCAAGGGCCGTGACCTATATAGGTGTCTGTGTGGCTGTGGCGTTGTCATAATGGCTACTAGCGATAAGCTACTGTCCGGCAAGCTAACCAGCTGTGGCCATCGCACTACGAACCATGGCCATAAGCAGGCTGGCTACAAGACCACATCCAATGCATTCCTGTTAGGCTACCGTACAGAGCGAGAGCGCGGTGCCTATGACGACCACCCTGAGCGAGAACTAATGATCCTGGAGCAGCTGATGGACAAAGGTGGTTATACCAGGCGGGAGTGGAGCTATCTATATGCGAGATGGCATGTGCTGCACTCCAGAGTATATAAGCCGACACCGAGATATGCGGTAATGGGTATTAAGTGTGGCAAGGCTGCAGCAGAGGAGAAGGAGCTGATAAATATGCTGCAATGCGTGAGAGATATTGAGGAGGTATTGACAGATGACGAACAAAGAAGCAGTTACAGTAAGTAGGAGGCCACTATGAACTACGAAAAGTTAGACCAGATTAAAGCCCTTATTGATGAAGCCGAGTGGTTTAGAAATCTGGAAGAGGGTGAATTATCCATGACAGGCGAAGCACATTACGCAGAAATTGAAACACAAACAGACGCTTTAATTAGAGCTTGGGGCACCTCTCAGCCAGCTGTTGAAGAGGATGCAGCCGAATTGGCCTGTCCTAAATGCGGTCATATTGTAGGCTGCCTCGCTCCACTTTGTGATTTCAAATCGAAGGTAACCGCATAATTAATTGATTAGCAGGAGGCACAAACCGCATGACCGGGAACACCAGCGCCAATACTATAGCCAATGTCGCCAATGACCAATTACCACCGCCTGACATATTCGGCCTGCCATACAACACCTGGCGCCAATATCAAAGCAAAGCTGTAGAGGATGCAATCGACAGCCCATATCGCGTCACCGCTCAAGTATGTCCTACCGGCTTTGGCAAATCATTAATGTACATGGCCACTGCACTACTGCAAGGTGGCCGCACTGTAATATTAACGAGTACCAAGGCGCTACAGTCCCAGCTCCTGAATGACTTCAGCGAACACATAGTAGACATCAGAGGCCGCAATGCTTACAACTGCAACTTCATGGATTCGCCATGGGTCACTGCTGAAGATGGCCCATGTAAGGCTGGCCTCCACTGTATGTTGAAGGACATGGGTGAATGCGATTACTACAATCGCCTGGAGGAAGCCAGAGCCGCTGATATAGTGGTTACCAACTATGCATGCTGGATGTCACTCAATAAATACACAGAAGAGGGTCTTGGCCACTTTGATACCATAGTCTGCGATGAGGCCCATAACGCCACCCGTGCAGTAGAGGCGTTTATCAGTATAGAGTTTGATAAGAAGCGGTCAAAGTTAGCCCAAGAGCTACTGCCTATAGAAGGCCTATTGAGTATGTCCAATAAGGCATGGGGGTTGTGGGCCACCACCACATTAGATCGCCTGGACTTCGACATAGATGAGTTGAAGTCTGCACTAAAGGTAGAGTCCGGCAACCGTAAGCTACAGCGCAAGTATAGGCAGTACCAGAATATGCAGCGTGATGTTGCCGCACTGTCCCGCATAGACGATACCTGGGTGGTCGATATTAGCACTGATCTGGAACGGCTGACATTCAGTCCGCTATGGGCAGCCCGCTACTGTGAGTCGTATTTGTTTTGCGGTGTGTCTAAGGTTATATTGACCAGTGCGTTTATATGTGCCAAGACAGCCGAGATGTTGGGTGTGACCTATGCTGACTATAAGCTGCTGGAGTACCCACATAGCTTTCCACTGGCAAATCGCAGAGTAACTCATATACCTACTGTCAGAATGAACTGGCGCACTGATAACGCTGGCCTACGCTTATGGGTTAGCCGCATTGATCAAATAATAGGGCAGCGCCTAGATCGCAAAGGCATAGTCCATACCACCAGTTATAAGCGCCGGGACTTCCTAATGGCCAATAGCCGCTATAGAGATGCCATGATGAGTCATGCCAAACGCGACACCTTTGATAAAGTGGAGGCGTTTAAGCGGAGTAAGGCGCCTAAAGTGCTGATCAGTCCAAGTATCACGACTGGCTATGACTTCCCATATGCTACATGCGAGTACCAGATCATTGGCAAGCTCAGTTATCCAGATGGCCGCAATAAGATTACTAAGGCCCGCATGAAAGCTGACAAAGACTACGGCGCCTATATAGCAATGCAGGAGCTTGTGCAGGCAGCAGGCAGAGGTGTTAGAGCATCTGATGATCATTGCGAGACATTTATAATAGACGATAACATTACATGGTTCATGGGCAGGCACAGGGAGTTTGCGCCAGCGTGGTTTATGCAGGCGTATCAAAAGGCTGTGACTATACCGAGGCCACCTGTGGCTATGGGCAAGGGATAGAGTTAATGCTGACAGGTTTTAATGGTTAACCGATTTCACTTAGCTGGGTGATGTAAATGGTTTATAAAATCCACCTGTCAGCACCAATCATAGAAAGGAGGACTAAATCATGACACCAAACGATATTGAAATATTAATTCATTGCCACGTTTCTGGAGCGCCTCATCCACGAATGCATGCTCCTGCAGTAAGGAGTGCCTATGCTGAGTTGTCAGTAGCTGGATTAATTGAATACCACCAAGGCAAGGGCTATCACAGCACAACAACCAGGGGTGCAGCGTACATGAAGATCCTATGCTCGACACCTCTGCCTATACGAGCGTGGATAGACCATAATGAAAATATAATAGAGATAGATCCATGAAAGGAGGTGAAGAGAGAATGCCAAAACCAGGAGTACCAGATGATAGTCAAACAGTAGTAGGTGGAAGTGGAGAGGGGCCAGCTGGCTGGAACGCAGAAAAGGAAAGGTCAATGCGTGACAAAGAGTTAGCACCAGCAACATCGCCAGAGCCAAGATACGACATCCTATGTATTTTCACGCCCACTGGCCACACCTTTACGTTCAGAAACGTGGGGGTAGTCTGTGACAACGAGACGATGCTCATATTTAAATATGGAGCAGTGTCTGACGGCCTGTCTAAGACCGCAACATTCCCGAAAGCCACATTGTGTGGATGGTCAGTAACACTGGGACCCAAACCCAATCAGCAATAGCTTAACAGGAGGTAGTACATATGGCAGAACAAGGCGTAAGTTTGAAACCAAGTGATGCAGTAGCAGGTGGATTGCTGGACGACTTCACCATGGAGTGTGTTGACTGCAAGTTTGTCATGTTCGATTATCAAGGCAAGGCTACACCGGCACCATGCTTCAATATGGCTGGCAAAGACGTCGATACCGGCGAGGACGTATCCGACTACTGGTCTGTGGGTAGAGCCCAGGATTGGCAGCCCAGTGCTGACGGCAAGGAGCTGATACCTGTCGGCAATGCCACAGAGTTGAAGAACAGTACCAAATTGGTCATGCTCCTGACTAGCATCATCAATAGTGGCTTCCCGGAGGAGAAGATTGAGAATGACGCTACCATATTCAATGGCATGGTGGCGCACATGATCCGGGTTCCGGCGCCCAAAGGCTGGAACAACATGGAGAGCAATAAGCCCGCTGCTGAAGACGGCAAGGAGTTTGCCAAAACGGTGCTGGTCGTGGACGAGATCAAGAGGCTACCGTGGGAGAAGAAGGCAGCGGCAGGGGCGCCCAAGGCTAAGGCTAAAGCCAAACCCAAAGCCAAGGCCAAGGCCAAAGCTGAGCCTGATGCAGCAGCTGCAGGTGGTGATGCCTCTGACATCGACGACGTCTGCACGGGCATTGTGCTTGAGGCCATCGAACAGGCTGAAGATGGCCGGGTGCCCAAAAAGGCGCTTACCAAGCTGGCATTTGCTGCCATGGACGGCGACGACCGGAAGTCTGCTGTGGTCCAGCGCATTCACAAGGATGAGTTCCTGGGTGATGGGCCGTGGAGCATGGAAGACGGCGTGGTGTTCATGGAATAGCAGATAACAAGTGGTAGTTAGTAGTTAGTAGCAGTAATGCGTAGTACTGCAGTGCCAGGTGGGTGGCTAATCGTAGCCTACCTGGCACTTTAACCAATCAGGAGGATAGATAATGGATCTAAAAAGAATAGCCAAATTTATAGGGTTTAAGCTGGTAGAGGTAGCTATCCTTATTGCAGTACCATGGGCAGTGGGATGGGCAACAACCACACTGTTTCCGAGGTACATAGCTTACATGGAGTTTCCGCAAAACTTGTGGGGCTGCGGTTCACTCCAGATTATAATGTGTATAGGGATAATAGCGATGATGCTGGCGTGTATTATTGCAGCTTGGGGACTTGTTAAACTTAACTGGAAATGGGCAGGTAGAGGGAGGTGCTGATATGCTATCAGATAACCGCTACAAACAATTAATGGAACAAGTGGGAATGCCAAATAGCCGTAGTCTATTGCAGGCATTGCAGCAGGCTACGGCGGAAGCTGCACAGCTTGAACGGGAAAAGATCATCAAGAATGCAACAGGGTCTCAACAGCCAAATGAGCAGTTGTTTCAGCTAATAGCTGTTGAAGTTGAGCAAGAATATCGAATGGGAGGGCTTTCAAGTGGACTATATTTTGATTTCGCCCTCGATTGCCTTCGGCACTACATGATAGCTGTAGGGGGTATTCCCAATGCCTGAGACCAATGACACCAAGACCAAGTCTGAACCTACAATCAGCAAGTTTGAATTACCTACTCATATGAAGGAGGCTATACTGCCGCCACTGCATACTCGACTAGGCTTAGGCAACAAGCTATTTGAGATCACCTACCGCAACGTAGGCAAGCTGAGATTCACTGCTGAGTTTGTAGGTGAGCTGGATGCTGGCGATCCAAATGCTGCCACTGGTCCTGCTGCAGGTGTTGCCAAATCAGATACCATAGCCACACGCGATAAGCTGATAGTGTCACCGGAGGAGGCTGTGAGAGAGGCATTGCGCAAACAGGTAGAGGGTGTGCAGCCTAATATGGAAGACGACGGCTTGATAATAATATAAAGAGAACACAAAGAGGTCGAATGATAAATAGTGGGTTCGATTACAAATATATAGCGGACGCAATAAGAGAAGAGGCAAAGGTGAGATTACTGGCAGAACCAAAATTGCTAACATTATTGAGGGCATTATACGCTGTTAAGTTGGAAGTCAGCCTAATGGTTGGCGATATGATGTCTGAGGAAGGTAAGAAATAACCATGGCCATAACACGTAGAACATTCCTTAGAATACTGGGCATAGGCACCACTGCTGCTGTAGCTGCACCCAAGGAGCTATTGGCAATGCTGCCACCTGTGCCTGCTGCAGTAGACACGGCTACAGTACCCACAGTGGCGGTATTTGATGCCGCTACCAGGGATATATACAGCGAAATGCTGAAGCAGGCCTACGGCAAATCGCTGACTAAGATATTTAAGTCTCAGCATCAGGGAATGCCCGGCAACTATGACTATCTGCTGCTGAAACCTTCCAAGTCCAAAGAGGAGGCCGACTAACATGGATGTCCAATATCTAAATGAGAAGTTCCCGGCAAAAGGCAGTGGCCTAGTACGATCCGATGCCAACGTTACTGGCAAATATCACCTCACCGATGTTATCAAGTATATAGAGCATACCATGGGCTGGTCATATAGCGGCAACTGGAAAGCTGACATGTGGGTGACCATGGAAGTAGGGTTCATATGGGAAGATGCCCTGACTGCTGCATTTGCCAATCGCATGGCGGTCAGGCTCGACGAAATCGAACTAGATGGTATAGTAGGTAGCCCAGACGGTATAGGCGATGACCCATTACCGTCAGTAGATAGTGGCACCATGGCCCTGGAAGAGTACAAATGCACCTGGAAGTCATCTCGCAAAGACGTCACCGACAAACGCCACTGGAATTGGCATGTGCAGACCAAATCGTATTGCTATATGCTGTCAGTCAATGTGGTCGTAATGCGGATACTATATCTGATGGGCGACTATAAAGGCAGTGGACCGCAATATGTAACAGTGCGAATTGAATACACTGATGAGGAATTGGCAGAGAACTGGGCCATGATAATATCGCATCGTGACCGTATGATAGCTGAACACTTTAATATAGTAGTGAAATAGATATAACATATAGCATATAGGAGGTAGCACATGGCAGACTTAACAGCACTGGAACTGAAGACATTGGAGGCTGCTGGATTTGTAGAAGCTGACGATACGGTAAAGCCTAGACTCGTAGTGTCGGTGATCGGCATTGAGAAACAGGGCAAGACCCACTTTGCACTGACAGCACCTGGCGACATCGCACTATTCAATCTCGACGTGGGCCTAGAAGGCGTCGTGGGCAAATTCGTAGATGATAAGCGCGTGATCATCTATAACCTGCTCAACTACATGACACCTGAAGTAGCCAAGGAGGCCTGGACCAAGTTCATGAAGGCCTATGAGTCAGCGTTGCGCACACCTGGCATACGGACTATTATCATTGACACCGCTACTCAGCTATGGGCACTGCTCAGGTTAGCCAGATTTGGTCAACTGGCCCAGATCATGCCGTTTCAATATGCTCCGGTCAATGCTGAATTCAAAGGCATGATGGACATGGGCTACAGCAGCGACAAGAACCTGATACTGATTCATAAGATGCGGCCCATATATATTAACGATAAGCGGACCAAGGATATGGAGCGTGACGGCTTCCGTGATACCGGTGCCAGGGTCCAGGTTAACCTCCATGCATATCGTGAAGAGGCTGACACAGAGACTGATGAGGATGGCAAAGAGACAGTGACACCTGGCGAATTCAAGCTGTATATTACCGATTGCCGCCAGAATCCTGACTTAGCCGGTAAGACGCTGGAAGGCCCTGAATTGGAATTCCCGTTTCTGGCGCAGTATGTGTTGCCTGAGACATCGTTTGAAGACTGGGAATAGGTGTATAGCTATGACTATGGCGATGAGCAATAAAGTAGAGATGGAGCTAATCAAAACAAACCTGCGACGCTATACCTTTGAGTGTCCTAAGATCAAACAATGGGTCGAGGATAATAGCTTTGGCCCTACACTTAATCTGTTTGCCGGAAAGGTTGTGCTGAACATAGATGAGGTCCGCAACGACCTTGAGCTCACAATGGTAGCTGAGTACCACGAGGACTCACTTGACTTTGTAATGAACTGGTCAGGACATAAATTTACAACTGTAATATTAGATCCGCCGTACAGCTACCGTAAATCAATGGAAATGTATAATGGCCACAGGAATAGCAGGTTTAAGAGGGTAGCGGATGAGCTGCCCAGGATACTGCATCCCTATGCAAGAGTTATTTCTTTTGGCTATCACTCAACATTCATGGGCAAGATACGGGGCTTTGACCTTATTAAGATGTGTGTGCTGGCCCATGGTGGAGCGCAGCACTGTACAATAGCAATAGTTGAGAAGCAGCTTGTCAGAGGCAGGGGGTAGTGGGTAATGGCCATAGATAGCGACTATAATGACGAGCATGAGCCTGGCCAATACTGCATTGACTGCCGCTACTGGGAGATGTCGCCATATGATGATCCATGTGACGCCTGCGTAGAGATATATGAAGAGGGTGGGCCATTACGAGCACTATGGGAGGCGCCGGTAGACTGCAACCACTGCATCCACTATAAAGACTCATGCGATGGCGAGGCTTATAAACCAGACTGTAAGGAGTTTTGTATAGTCAACATATAGAATACATAGGAGGTAAAGACAATGGCATGGTTTAGCGGAAGAGATGCAAAAGTAGAGCTAGAGAGGCTACAGGTAGAATTTATGCGGGAGTATTGCCCAGCTATAAGAAACAACTGCGTAGGATCTGGAGTAATCGACGGTAAATGTAAATGCTATGATCCAGGCAGAGTGCAGCAATACCTCAAGGAGCGCGCAAAGAATCCAGATACGCAATGGGCAGTCTACGGCCCCAGCTGCTGTAATCCGGTAATTACCGGAGACATGTACGTAACAGTAGAACAGCAATAGGAGACAGCCACATGACCGCAGCCACACCCAACACCAGCCCCTACGACACACTAGGCATTGACCCTGACGCTACTGACGATGTCATCAAAGACGCCTATCGCAAAATGGCTCGGTCTACTCATCCCGACAAAGGTGGTTCTGCCGACGCCTTCCATGTCATACATCAAGCCTATGTGCTGCTGTCTAATCCCATGGCGCGCGACGAATACGACCGCACAGGCAATGTCAATTACCAAGACTCTACTAGTTATGCGTATCGAGTGGAGCAGTTAGCGTATTCAGTGTTAGGAATCTCGTTTGCGCAACTGGTGTCTGATCCTGCCAGCCTTGATCAGCTGGACGACATATTTGATGAGTTGGCAGAGGGCCTTGAGCAGCGCATTGAGAATTTGGGCAGGCAGAAGATTGAAACTGCCAGGTCGCTGCAGCACTATAAAACCCTGAAGAAGAGAATCAAATATAAGAACAATAGCGGCAAGGGCAGTGGCAGCAAAGCAGCAGGCACTGATATCCTGGGTGGCATACTGGACCAACGAGTGCGAGAGCTATCCAATAGCCTGAAGCATACTGACATGGAAATAGAGGCAGCGCAATTTGCGGTAGGCCTGCTGGAGAACTATAGTGTAGAGGGTGGTGGTGATGGTGACATAGCTACTGCTTTACAAGCCGCCAACAAACGATTCAGGGTCAGAGGTGATCAAAGTCGGGAGGGGTGGTATCATACAGGCTCCTGGGATATAGATACTGCAGCATAACTATGACAATAACTTGCTCCAAGGGTAAATAAACTAAAGCCGGAGGGTCTCACGAGTAGAGGGTGCTATGTAAGGTCATTAAATGCTCTTGGGGGCAAGTATACATTATACATTAGATAGGGAGGTATTAGTCATGGCAGACGCAAAACTAACATACAGTGTTGTATTAGATGAGACTGTTGCAGAAGCGCTGAATAGTGTATTGAGCGGCAATCGCAAAGTGGTAGTGGAAACTGATATGCATATCGTCAAGGCTTACCGGGTAGCCGAAATGGTGCGCATAGATATACAGCTACAGAAGGAGTAATGACATGGGCAGCACATTAAAAGCCTTAGCGTTTATTGCGTGTGTTATAATTGTAATACTGGGTGTGGCATGGGTTGCTACTATGCTGACACCGCCCAACGATGTTGCTGATGTGGCTGCCACCTACACTGACAGCTTTACCAAGTGACCTCAGTACACTACCTTCAAGGTTGAAGGCCGAACCACCATCTACATACTAGGCGATGCCCGAACGTGGGAGATGGAGGCGCAAAAGGTAATTGAGGAGAGAGAGCTGGTAGTGGGTGACGGCAATAGCAATAGAAAGGAGGACTAGATTATGGCAGAGGATAATATCAAAAGGCATTGGCAAGCAGTACAGGGGCAGCCTCCACGGCCAGGACCCACAATCAGTCAGCAGTGGGCTCGTGAGCGTAACTGGAATAAGCTACGGCTACGTGGAGCAATCGCCACTATCACGAATATGAGTAGTGACGCCTCTATGTTGCCGGAAGAGACCACCAACCTACTCATGGCTCTCCGCTCCCTGGAGAGTGTATTGTGCGATTGGGATGACTACAACGCGCGATCCAAAGAGTATTACAAACATCGGAAGGAGGTAGCAGGCAAATGACCAAGGACGAACTATTCAAAGGCACTCGTATATTGCAGAATGAAGGCGCTGCCTGGCTATCTGTGCCTAATACTGTCGCCGACTACGAGCAGACACATTACGCCTACGTCGAACTAGAGCCACTACCCGAGCACTCAACAGGCTCCACTGCACCTGACGTATATGCGCATCCTGAATTAGCCCCACGCTACATATATGCTCGATTGGTAATGCGCGACGTCGATAAGCAGGCGGCATTGCGAGATCCGACACTTAGCTTTCTGCATACCTATGAGTCTGAGCTACTCAAGGTTAAGGAAGCTATGTGGGATACCATTGAGAAGATGTTCAGTGGCGATGGTGAGCTAGATAGGCTGAGGTTTGTGGATAGCGTACATGGCAGTGGCAAAGGCAATGGTAAGGAGGGTTAAGCATGTGGACACGAAACAACTGGCATTCTTTGATGAAGACGGTGACGATATATCCAAACTAGTCAGTATTACTCATGAACGGTCTTCGCCCTGGCACTCCTCCTGTGCATTTACTTACTCCCATGCTATCCTGGGAGATATTGACATTGGAATGTACACAGCAGGGTGTATCTCAATATTTGAGGGCTACTCGTTCAAAGAGATTGATCTGGATAAGGAGGGTTAAACATATGAAAGAGGTAATTATATCAGTAACGATAGCAGATGAGAATGGCCGAGGACCGGCAGTGGCAGGCTCTGTAATCATGCTGAGCCTGAGCTCCAAGATGCTCTTCGAGGCTATTGATTCAGCCTGCAGCTTGACAGGCAATCTAATAAGTCTGGCTGAGAAGGCGTATACTAAACAGAAGAAGGAGGGTTAAGCATATGCCTAAAACCACAGTGGTCAATTGCAGATATGACTCATATGACGTCTATATAGGTAGGCCCAGCAAGTGGGGCAATCCATTCAGTATAGGCAAACACGGCACCAGACTGGAAGTGGTACAGCTATACGAAGACTGGCTATGTGGCAGGATAGCTGCACCAGATGGAAGACAGCAACCTAGTCTGGAGGAGGCCAAGAGAGAATTGAGCGGCAAGATCCTGGGCTGTTGGTGTAAACCTAGTCCATGTCATGGCGAGATCCTGGCATGGTTCGTAAATGGTGGTGAGGAGGATTAAGCATATGGCAAAGGCGATAACAATATCAGTACCAAAGCGCAAACGTGACTTTACACTATTTGCATGTCCAATATGTGGGCATACCCGCACCTTCCCACTGACCACTGAGATGGCACTGCCACCGTATTGCAACCATGGCGATGTAATGTATGAGATGGTAAAGGTAGAGCTGCCAACAGGCGATGCTATACGGGTCATGGGACAATGGCGTGAGGAGGTGGATGGCATATGACAATACCATACTTGGAACTATACAAAGAAGCAGATGGCAAAGTCAGGGTACTCAGTAGGCCGTGGTGGCGCTTCAGTATGTCGGGCCATGTACTTAAAGAGGGCTGCCTTATTCCCAGAGGCTATGGCATTGCCTATTGGCAGAGTGCATATGACTGTGCAATCTGCTATCCATTAGGCATCAATGTCATAGTAGCTGTATTGCGCAAACTCTATCGCTTTATCAAGGTGCCCAGGTTCTTCATAACAGACCAGCGCGATAGATGGCTGCAGATGGCTATGGTAAATGCTGATAGTATCGGACGTCGGACAGGCTACAGGGCTGGCTACGATAGAGGCTGGAGGCAAGCACTATGTGGTAATAGGACCCTAACGCCGCTACAACGAGATATCCTAATAGGACTGATTACTGAGATAGAAAGTGAGAGGTTGGCAAGGAGGGCTCCTACCCATATCTGGATGGATGAGTATGCAGATATGGAAGCTGCAGACTTGGCAGAGGCTCTTAACTACTCTGAAAGTGAGGGCTCATGACCAATAAACTTGCCTGTACCCGAACCATATATGTTGACAATCGCGTAGGCTCCAAAGAGCTAATGGGTGTCATACCCAACGCTGCCAAGGCCACTGAGCTCACACGTCTAGCCTATGGCGACGCCTACTGGATAGGCAATGGCCCAGACGGCCCCTGCACTGTCGGTGTCGAACGTAAAACCCTCACTGACCTATTGAGCAGCATCGACTCCGGGCGCTTATCAGGTCACCAACTCCTAGGCATGACCAATACCTACGACTATAACTATTTGCTACTGGAAGGCATATGGCGCGCCAGCAGCTCTGGCATACTACAGCATTTCAGACGTGGCCAATGGCAAGATGTCGCATTAGGCAATAGCCGACGCCGCTATATGACCAGCGAAGTAGACAACTACCTCAATAGTCTGGCAATGATGTGTGGCATCCATATATGGCAGACCTCTACATTAGCAGCCAGTGGGCAATGGCTAACTAACACCCACAGCTGGTGGAGCAAGAAGTGGTCTGATCATAAGTCACACCAGCAATTCCATATTGATCTGCCACCTACTCAAGGCGTATTGCTGAAGAGGCCTAGCCTATTGCGTCGTGTGCTGAAGGAATTCGAGGGCATAGGCTGGGAGAAGAGTAAGCTGGTGGCCGACAGATATAATGATTCACTATTAGAGTTTGTGCTGGCTGCTACAGACGCCGACTTGCGCAATGTGCCTGGTATCGGTAAGGTGTTGGCGGCTAAGATAACTAAGCAAATGGATGGCAAATGATACAGAGACAGTACCTCAAGGTGTTAAATGGAGGATGGGGTAATGGAAATAGGCGACAGAGTTATAACCACCAGTGGCGATGTTGGGCATATTGAGTTGATAGAGTTAAGCCCTAGTTTTCCAACCGCCGATGTACGGATACTAACTCCACACAATAAACCATCGGCCTGTGTGAGTACATGCAGAACGGTTGATCTACGGGTGGTGTCAAGTAAAGTGATACCTATGCCACGCAGTATTGAGTGGTGGCAAGAAGCGACTGAATTTTGTGCGGGGATCGAGTGGGCACTTTATGATAATAACGTATGATTTTAAAGGGAGGGGTGAAAATGAATGGTAAGGAAAGCGTGAAACGTAAAATAACAATCGACTATTCTGGTCTTCATCAACAGGGCATAAAAGAGTTTGAAGGGTATGTCGAATACCACTGCCATGAATTGGACGGAAGTGAAACCATCTTAATAAGGACTGAGCCACGGGATTCCGTGAAAAACTTTTTAAGAAATGAGATAGAAGCCGCCTGAACAATACCAGAGGATTTAGGTCGTAAAATAAGGAGGCAAATGACCATGAGTGCTAAAACAACTACTGCTGCTATATCCACATGTCCAAGGTGCCACAGCTCCATGACCGGCAAGCTGCACAGTGGCCAACCATATTGCAGGAGCTGTGGGTATTCGCCACCAACTGGTGATCGCGGCAGCAAGCCTGGCATATGCCTACGATCCTGGCAAACTCCGGCACAGATACGGGAGCAATATAGTGACCATACTCAGGAGCGCCACGGCAGTGAGCTCATACCCATAGACTACGACACTCGTATGGCAACCTACGACACTGATGCGGCATGGTGCGTTAGAATCAGCCGTCGTATGTATTGGTTTCCTAAATCTAATTGCAAATTCGACCAAGGCGACGGCGGCACTGATAATGTGATATTAGTGCCTGAGTGGCTAGCTGTCGAGAAAGGACTGGTGTAGGTGATATGGACACGGCTAAATATTGGCAATGGAGTTTCCCAATGGGCCTACTGCATGCATTCGATATCTGCAAGGGCTCTCTGTTTATAGGCTTCCATACCTGGACTATCAGGTTTAATGGCATATGCATACCTAATTTCCAGGTTGGATTCAGGCACTATATTGTGCCGCATTACATATATGTGTGCCTTGGGCCTAGCACCAGGACGCTCAAGCGCATTGGCAAAACTGCTTACAGATTTATCTGTAAGGTAGACTACTACCAAGGATAAGGAGAATGTGATGAAACTTTTGATGATAGGAACAATCTGTTTATTGCTCAGTGGTTGTGGTGACAACCCCACGGAAAAGGTGTATCTTGATGACGTTACATTAAAAGAAGTTTTGCCTGATGGGACATTGGGCCATGATGTATTAAAATCAACCCCCATCGTATCGTGGTACAATTATCGAACAGGCGAACACGACCACCTTCAGCTTGGTTGGGTCGGAGATTTTTCGGCCTATATCCCACAAATACCATCAGCCCAAGGGCTATACCAAACATATATCGCAATGGGGGAGACCCCGTTAGAGGCGTGTGGGAAAACTTTAAGTGCCTTCATCGAGGCCCTTGAAAAGGGTCGCAATGTCACCTCAAATAAGAAGATAGCGTTATAATGCAAGATAAGGAGAATGCGATGAAAATTATGCATCTTGTAACACAAAGAAATCAGCCCTATGGAAGTCGTAGAAAGTGCTGTGAACGCTGTGGGCTTTGGATACAGTCATCGAAATGGGGTGACGACGACTTTGGTGTAGATGACGAGAGTGACTATACCAAAGAATATGCCCATAAAGAGGGTGCTGTCAGATGTGTGGATGTAGATGACGTTGGCACTGATGTAGACAACCGCACCGCTATCAACACTGACATTGACTATGCAACATTCCAGGCTGAAACCAGGCAGCATATAGCGTTAGTAGCTGATCTGCTGATGACCATAGCTATGAAGCTGCTTAATAGGTCATTGCACCATGACGACTCCAAGCTACTGGAGCCTGAGCGGACGCCACTTGCTACTGTGACGCCTAAACTGCACAGCCTCACCTACGGCAGTGAGGAGTATAAGAGTGGCTGCCGAGAGCTGGGTGATGCACTTCAACACCACTATGAGCACAACAGGCACCATGCCGAATTCTATAAGCATGGTATCCTTGACATGAACCTGGTCGATCTAATAGAGATGGTCTGCGACTGGTATGCTGCTACCAAGCGCCATGATGATGGCAACTTTGCCACGTCAATAGGGATTAACCAGAAGCGCTTTGGCATACCACTTGAGCTGATTGCTATTATAGCTAACACAGAGGATATGATGCGGGAGGCGACAACACTATGAAAACAACAATTAGATACGTGTCAGGCGTCGAAGGCCTGCACATCCAAATAGGCGACATAAGAGTCTGTGGGCCTAAAGCATGGGGCGGTGGCCAGGTCATTAAGCAGTGGCCAGTCAATGTCAAGGATATCGTCTATGCCTTGAATAATATCTATGATCCGAAGCACCAGCCTTTGAAGTCTTTGAGAGATGAAGTAGAGTATCTGCTGTTGCAGGCTGTAGTCAAGGGAGACGCTGCCTAATGCCCCAGCTAAAACTCGCCAACACCTGCACTCGCTGCCTATTACACCTCACGCGCCACCATATAGTATGGGGTCTAGGCAATACCAACACTATACCCATCCCGGTAATGCTCATAGGTGAAGGTCCCGGCAAACAAGAGGACAACACTGGCCGCCCATTCATTGGCAAGTCAGGTCGTGAACTGGACTTAGTATGTGCTCGTGTAGGTCTGCCTCCTGACTCTATGTATATCACCAATGTCATCAAGTGCCGCTGCCCTGAAAACCGTGACCCTGAACCTGCTGAGTTGGCTGCATGTAGTCGCTGGCTGCAACAGGAGATCGCGCAACTACGGCCTCGCATCATTGCCACGGTAGGTGCCATAGCCACCAGGGAATTCCTACCTGGCAGCATCATGCCCGTGGTCCATGGCCGAGTATTTGACACTACATACGCTGACATGCCCTGTGTCGTAGTCCCCGTATATCATCCGGCAGCAGGTCTCCATAATCCGGCTGTGATGCATAATGTCCAGGCAGACTTCAAGATACTGGCCCAAGCTGTATTAGGCAACATCGAACCGGAGCCAGCGCCCGGTACACTGCCACCTGAGCCTGTAGACTATTATGAAGTCACCACGACCAAGCAGCTCGCCAATGATCTTGCCTCCACCACCACCATAGCCATCGACACTGAGACCATGGAGGTGGCAACCCCTGGTGTCAGCTTTGTCAAATCCATACCGTGGTGCCTCACCTACAGCACCCGGCCACATGCAGCTGGCCTGATCAGAGCCACTTCTACCGAACTGCTGCAGCATTTGAATGCCCACGTATCTCTACCTACCACCACCACTATCATGCACAGTGCCTTATTCGATCTGCCTATATTAGAGCAAATGGACATATATCCTGGCGGCACCCTCCATGACACCATAATCATGTCTTACCTCCTACAGTGTGAACCCCTAGGCCTCAAGCAGTTAGCCGCTCGCTACTGCTACATGCTCATGCGCACCTATACAGCTGTAGTAGCCCCTGCCATACGCCTCAATGCCATGAGCTATCTAGCTGCCGCCCTGGACCATGACTGGCCCGACGTCCCTGAGATCCTGGAATATGTCAAGGGCAAACCCAAAGTCAAAAAGCCATGGTCAGTGGCCAAACGCATAGAGCGCATCCTCATGGATGACCATTTCAAGGGAGCCAACCCCAGAGAGCGCTGGCTCAAGATACAACCACATCTGGGCCGCGCCAACGTCGAAATGGTCCTGGGCCGCATGCTCATGGGCAATTTAGGCCAGATACCATTCCCGGAAGCCCTGAATTACGCCTGTGCGGACGCTGACGCCACTTTTATGCTATATCCCATCCTACGGCACCGGTTGGAGGCTTATAATGGCCTCATGGGCGCCTACAGAGACGATATAGGGGTAATCCCAATGGCGTCAGACATGCAAAAGGCCGGTATGAGAGTCAACCGTGGCCGTTTTGAGGAGCTGACTGAGCTATTTGAAGGCAAACGGGCCAAATTGGACGACGAAATAAATATAGCTGTACAGGGTCTGGCTACTGATGAAACAATTACTACCTCATGGCCTGCTGACACCTGGTTCAATCCTGGGTCGCATCCTGACATGCGTAAGTTGCTCTATAAGATCCTGAAGCTACCACCAATCAAGCGCACTGCTACTGGACTGGCATCAACATCTGAGGACGTCCTCCCAGTCTATACCAAAAATCCTACACATGGCGCTCTTATCCAGAAGAACCGAGACTGGCGCGGTTATGAGAAATTGATATCGACCTATAGCAAACCGGTAATCCACTTTATACAGCCTGATAGCCGAGTGCATCCCAATATTCGCCTCACCAATACCGCCACTGGAAGGCTGTCAACTTTCGATCCAAATTTAATGGCACAGCCAGTGCGCTCTGAAGAGGGCCGCAAGATCAGATCCGGGTTTGTAGCGTCGCCAGGTTGCGTCTTAGTCAGCAGTGACTATTCGCAGATTGAACTCCGCATGATGGCGCATGAATCCCAGGACCCGACTATGTTGGAGGTCTTCCACAAGGGCCAAGACATCCACAGCCGGACTGCTTCTGAGATATTTGGCATACCCATGGACCAACTGAGCAAATACGATCACCGGCGTCCGGCCAAGACCGTTAACTTCCTGATACCATATGGCGGCACTGAAATGGGCCTGCATGAAACCCTAATGGCTGACGGCGCCGATGCCAAGACATGGACTGTGGCCCGCTGCAAGGAGTTTATAGCTGAGTGGTTTGCGCTATATCCTGGTGTTAAAGCATTCATGGCCCGTGTCCAGCAGCAGGCGCGCCGCTATGGCTATGTCACTGACATGTGGGGACGCATTCGGCTCACTCCCGGCGTCCGGGCAGCTGACAAATACATAGTAGAGAAGACGCTTAGAGAAGCTGGCAACATGCCGATCCAGTCAGGGGCGCAAGGTGTCATCAAGAAGGCTATGGGCAAGCTCAACTCGGTCTATAAGCAGTTCCGCAATGAGGGTTGGCACTGTTGGCCGTTGCTGCAAATACACGACGACATATTAAGCGAAGTAGAGATCCCACTGATACCTATATTCATACCAATAGTGGCCGCCACCATGGAGCATGTAGTCAAGCTCAGTGTGCCTATACCAGTGGACCCGGAGATTGGCTTGAACTGGGGCGCATTGGGCAAATATACTGATGACCGCCTAGATGAGCTATATGAGCTGCAGCTATCAACAACATTAACCAATACAGGAGGATAGATTTGATGGAGTTTTAGCTTGACTTTGATGGGTAGGTGGGATATTACCGTGGAAACCTATTAAAAGGAGACCACCATGACAAAGAAAGACGTGGAAATAATACTATCGGCTATGCGAGGAGGGCAAAACAAGGACGGTTATGTGCTACTTACAGGATATGAGCACAGACTGATAATGGCACTGCACCTGGGCAGACCGTTAAAGCCTGCAGAGACTGTCCACCACATTAATATGAATAGGTCGGACAATAGGATAGAGAATTTAGAATTAATAGATGGCCTGAGCCACACAAACCTGCACAGTCATCTCGTTAAGTACCTAAATTCTCCAAAGAATCGAAAGGAGCAGCACTCAAAGTGGAGAAAGGATATAACAGAGGAGGTGCTGTTGGAGTCCTTTAGCCGATTGCGCTCTCTGCGGCAAATGGAAAAAGAGTTGGGCTTCTGGAGGAAGGGCCTAACCGCAAGACTGTCATATTATGGCTGGAAGGTAGTAAGAAAGCGGTCAAGGAAGGGTTATGGTTGGAGAAACGATCTTGAAAGGTATGTCACGAATGCAGAGGCTGAGGTTGTGCTGGACTATGGGCATGATCCTGGCATCCACTATTGCCTCTACCCTATGGGTCGTATGCCTGGTGATTCTGAAACTGACCGCTTCCGCTATAAGTAGGATAGCCCAGACACAAAAGAGCCCCAGAGGTCTGGCATCTTCCTGCTGCCTGCCTGCTGGGGCTCACCTATTGCCTACTGCTGCTGCCTCTGCCTAACTTCAAAGTCCTGTGAGATGAGTCTGTCTAATGGATTCATTGTCTCAATGTACCGGACTTCGCCATGGCCACCAATAACTATGAACCTGTAGTCTTCGCCCGGTATAATCATGACAATAGCATCCGGGTAGGCCTTAGCTACAGTGTCGTAGCACCCTTCCGGGTCATAGCCGCAGCCTGCCAAGCCTATGACTATTGCAATCATCAGTATTAATGTCATTAGTATCTTTCGCATACGCATAATATAAATCCTCCTTTCATATTGCCTACTGCCTATTGCCTATCAGCTCTCACCTACATCATTCACCCAAAGCGAGACCTCTTCACCGCCATTAAACAACGGCCTGGTCTTGACCATTACTGTCCTGCCAGGCGCCTTGCCAATACGCACTGCCTCTTTGTCAATCCACTCTCTATATGGCAAATTGCCATCAACCGTCTCTATAAATGCAGTTGACCTAGTCCATGGCCGCAGCTCTACCAGGCCCTGATCATCCTCTTTCCTGCCACTACCTAATACGCTTCCACTCATAATCATGTACCCCCTTATACCTTAGCTGCCCTAAACACCACCTTGACTGATGACTTAGGCAGCTTACCAGTAGCGTACTCGTGTGCCTCTTTGATAATGGCCGCCTCAATACCTTTCTCCAATAACCTCCTCTCAAACTCCTCCAGATCCACTGCCGCCTTCCGCTGTGACGTCTCAATACTAACCGCTCCTACGCCCAACATCTCGATCTTGTCAATGTCGGTAGCCTCAAGCAAGGGCTGCAGCACACCGTTAGCCTCCTTATTCAACGCCTTGGCCTCGTCAGCCATATCCTTGGCCTTGTGCCTCTTCAATATGGCCTGCTGAAGTCCTACCCTGATTGTGTCCGTGATCCCACCTGCCGCATCCATCTTTAACTGGGTCTCGTCACTCCATATGCTATTCTTTGCCATTGTGCAATTCCTCCTTTGCAATATTGATATCGTGTAGTCTTTCTGTGATTGATTTGCCCCATCGCTGTACATAGTCTGCCACTTCCTTGAGGTCCTCTTCGCTGTCAAATGTGTCACCAGAGAAGAAGCCAGCGTCTAATTCCTCGCACGCCATCTCAGCCCAAAGTTTCATCCTCCTCACCTCCTCTCTATTACCAAACGGTTTTAGTGAATTTTAAGCCGAATTGGTCAATGAGCAAATACTTGGTGTCCGTAGGTGTATATATGCGCATGAAATTAGTCTTGTGCTCCGGGCACCAACCCACCATCCATACATCAGGTTTGTCTAAGCCCTCATATGCCTGAATAGTAAACGTGCGGTCACCCTTTGGGTAATGCCACCACTCTGTTAAGCGCGTCTGGACAGGATCGACCCAAAGCTCAAAACTCTTGCGCCTGCTACCGCCATTGAATTTACAGCACACCTGGAATTCAGCGCGACCGAGGTTACTGCCTCCAGGCGTCGGGTCTAGCCAGTCAAAGGGAATAAATATACGGGACTCTACCTCTATACGAACTCTATCTATGCTAATGCCCATTGTCTAATGCCTCCGTATCCATCATATCCTGCAGCTCTGCCTCTGCCTGCTGCTTCTTGGCCACCATGACCTCCATCCTCCTCCTCTTCCTATTCTGCCACTGCCTCTTGTACCTGGCACGCTTGGTAGCCTGCTGCACCTCCGGGTCATACTTATCCCAGTCTATGCTGTCCAACTGATCTACCAATGCTATAAGTTCTGATCTGATCGCCTTCTGAAATACCCCCCATAGGCTGCCCCAGTGCTGCGTATACTCACACACGCTGCAGTCCATGAGGCAGCTTAGCTCTATGTCGGACACACTGGCCAGCTTGATCCCTGCTGCTATATCCATGAGAGCACCATGGGCCTTGCGTCGTCTGCAACCACATGCCCTACTGGTTAGCTTAGCACTAGCGGGCCTGCACCACACAAATAGGCCATCAGCTGACATTGGCATCACCTCCAGACGGCGGCACCAATCGCACACCTACAGGCTTAGGCGGTATCAGCCTCACACCTTGTTTAGGCGGCGGCACCAACCTAACACCTCTGCAGAACATCTTCCATATATTGCAGCCGTAGCATTCATGTTCTGGATCTTCACTATGCGCTCTACATACCTGTACAGGCACTCTGCTGCCAGCCTTGAACCTGCGCCCTGGTGGACATGACACATAGGTTATAGGTGGAGGCTGCTGTCCCTGGTCTCGCTCCTTGCCACTACTTATCCCCAACAACATCGCTGCCTCCTTCCGCTGCCACCTCTGCCACTGCTGCCACCTCTGCTGTCTTAGCAAATACGCCTAGCACCACACTGAATTGGTAATTCTGCGTCACGAACGTCAGCACCTCCGTAACATGTGCCTCCTCACATGCCTTCTCAATATCGTCAGCTACACGATCCAGGCTCGTATATCCAGGAAAGTCAGGAGACTCGCAGTATTCCCCAGACCATATCTCATCATATCCGGGCGCCTTGCTTATCCGATACCAATTCGACACTTCGGCAGCCTGCAACTCAGCTACTACATCAGCTACTGGCCGCAGCTCTACGTGTTCCAGTGCGCACTCCTGGCAATACTGTTCATCATCTATAACCACCACCAGACTATCCCAGCTATGATGTGTAATAAACAGCTTGCCGCAGCCCTCACAATAGAACGCCTCCTCCATTTCATAACCCTCGCCCTGGTGCTTATCACACATATTGATCATGCCATACGCGCCTTCCACAGGCGGCTCCCTCACTGCATCTGCCGGATTATATATTGGTATTGCCACTACCGCAACCTCATCACAGTAGTCGCATTTGGTTGCATCCTCGGCTACCACTTTTACAATACCCTCACCCTCGCAGTCGAGGCAGTTCATTATCAGACTGGTATCTTGGGCCTCAATGCTACCACTACCCATACAGGCTGCACACTGCTGATCTTCTACAGCATGCAATACCTCATCTATATGCTTCTGCACTGCTTCCGCATTCAACCTATTCATAGTGTCGATGTTGTACATATCCTCTATACCTCCTCTGGCTTTGTCTTGCTATTGCCCTTGCTCAATGGTATGGCAATCTCCATTACCACTTCCTGCAGCTTCTTCTCTCTCGGTCGCTGCCTACTAACATGCACTACCGCTATACCAGCCAGGTGCCGCAGTCCTTCATCTGTGTTCATGGCTACTATTTCTCGTATACCATACATGCTATTTGCCTCCTTCCTCTATCAGCTTCCCCAGCAGTTCATTCAGCTCATCATTGTCAATGCCTTCAGCAGGGATCTCTGGACCTTGCCAAGCATCAATAGGCGTAAAGCCTGCCAACACATCAAACATATCGGCGGCATACACTATCTTTTGCCCCTTGATCTTGGGTATCAGGTCGCCAGCACCCTCCGTAGCGCCAAACGCTGCTGCTAATTGCCTAACACCACGCCCACTGCTTATATGCACCACCGGACCATCTGTGAATGTCAGTGTCCACATACCGCTCATGGGATGCCCCATTACAGTATCTATGGTGCCTATGTGTGTGCGGCCACCACTTAGCTCGTTCAGTTCAGTCATTACCTATTGCCTCCATGGGTGCCCTTAAACACCGGCACCTCCTCTAAGTGTCCATAACCCTCGGCATCCAATTCACTGCCAATCACCCAGAAGCTATGGTAATCATCTTTCTCTCCAGTTTTAGCTCTTTTGGCTGCTGCTATGGCCTTATCCTTAGTTGAGAATACGCCATAAATGCCCTGGATGTAGATACCACTCTTCTCGATATGCCATACTCTATGAGTCATTGCCAATTACCTCCTCCTATTCCACGTTTAATTATAAGGAACAACAGCAGCAATCAATGGGTCTTCCGGGTCTGCTACTGCCCTATCCTGCCCTATTGCCACCGCCTCTATTCTGCCATTCATCAACTGCTCCAGTGCCGCATTCCTACTACTAACCCTAAACAGTGCCTCACTCCGCATCAACCTAGTAGCAGCTCCATGATACGTATACAGCGTCATGGCCCCCTGCTGGTCTATATCACTGCTACTCAATTCCATCTCCCTGGCATGGGCCTCCTGGAACTCATTAAACCTCCTGGGCTGTATGATACCGTTAACCATACCGTCATATACCAAACTCTTATATGCGCCATCATCTATTGCTATCTGCTTCAGTGATTGATGCCACGCATCTAACTCCATGATCTTGATTATGACCTGATCCACTGCCACTGCTGCTAATTTAAACACCGCATCAGCATTGAGCCCACTGGTATGCTTCCTGAATTCGATAAACTCACCACTCATGACCATGTTATCGCACACCATCACGGTCACACCAGCACATATGCCCAACGCCATACTCCTATCTATAGACTGCCTGAACCCTATGCTCCAGCTGTTGCCATTGGTGCGCTGATCAAGCATCCAGACGCCGAACATCTTACTGCCCGGAGTCTTGCCACCGGTGTTCATGCTATACTGCCTACTCACTGTATCGAGCCCAGTCTTCTTGACCGCGATCTCCAGCGCCCTGATTACTGTCCGGTGCCCTACAGGGTGCCATGTGTCAGTCCATTTGGGCTCCGGCACACTCAATACCGCCGCCTCCTCTACTCGTGCTGTCTTCGTCCCTGATATTAATGTCATTGTCTATTTGCCTCCTCTCTGCTACCTATTATCTGTCACCACTCCTGAATTCATCAGCTACTGCTCCCAGCTTCTGCCTGTCTGCCTCATCCTCTGCCTTAGCCGACTGCCATGCATCCTGGTCCAATACCTCAGCAACCTCCTCCTGTATCAGATCATTGATATATGCCGGGCTCAGCGCATCCAATTCCCAGCTCTCATCACCATACTCTGCAATATAGTCAGCTGATCTAGCATCACTGAGTTTGGCAAAGTTAGGCGGCGGCTTCAGCTCCTCTACCTGATCCATATTGAGCGCTATCCGCTTAACTACTATGTCATTGGGCTCAGCAAACATATTCAGCCTATCTCTGATGTCCCGTGTCATGTCTATGCCACTAGGGTCGTGGTCACCTAAATGCAGCACACGTACCATGTAGCCGCTCTCTGCTAACTCCAGCAGCCGCTGTCCAGCCCTCCACATCTCACTCTGGCTATTATAACCCTTGCAGCTGAAGTATGGTACATCCCATTGCTTACATACTCCCTCAATGACACCAGCCAGCGCCTCCTTCTCAATCCAGACCTCCAGCCTATATGGCTGACTCTGCCATAGATCCGTCCTATAGCTGTAGGCTGCACTGTCCAGCACATCTGCAGGGCTATTCCAGTGGCCTAACGCCTTCAGCTCCCTGGTGCGGTCCACTATACTGTCCCAGTCGATCAGGCCCGCTAATCTACCGTCACTGATCACAGATCCCAGATTCTTGTATTCGGTCTGCTTATTAGGTATCAGGTCCCTGGCTACAAATTGATAATATAGCTGACGCAATGTCAAATCATAACCATCTGCAGCATATTCCTGTATGATTGCCTCTGCCTGGTCGATCTTGCGCAATGACTTAGCGCTGAACTTCTTGTATATGTATCTGATATATGGCATTGTCTAATTGCCTCCTTTATTACCTTCCAGAAACTCCACGCACACTCCAATGTTGTGCAGAACAAAGTCATTATCGCTCTCCATGTATCCCTCTGGCTGCTCATCATCCAGGAGTTCTCTTGGCTCAATTTGCGTCCTGTCAATCCTATTGGCTCCTGCCTCCTCCAGCTTCTCTATGTCCTCCTTGATAAATGTCCCAATATGCCTACTCCTGCCATATCCACTGCCACTGGTTAATGTAACCTCAAACTCATCCTGGCCGGTATCGCCATTACATATCCCCGACACCGATATCCCACAGTCCCAGCCGTTAACCGTAGCGGCTATGCCACTGCCCTTGGTGCCTATCCTGCTCGCCTCACCTCTATTGCCCTCTATTGTAGCTAGGAAATGTCCCATAGCCTACCACCTCTCTTTCGCTGAGCCTGCCAGACCCAACACTTCCCGGCATTTATTGCTCTGGGATATCCTGGATATAATGGCGCCTTCAGTGCGACCGTGGTTATCGGATATTATCCTGATGGCCTTCTTGAGCTCAGCTTCCAGCACCCTATCCTCTATCTCAGGCCAACTTTTGCCAGCCCTGGTGAGTCCCATCAGCTCCTGGCATGACTTGCCCTTTGCCAATATCTCATTGGTCCTCTCTTCCGCAGCTGACCGGGCATATACCTCTATGTTATGGCGTATCTCATTCGTGGCTGTCCTACGTGCTATGCCTTCGACCGATTCCCAGTGTCTAGGGTTGCATACTTCCTCCTGGGCAGCCTTTCTGCCAACCCTTCCGGCCTCTTCGCGAACAATATCCATCGCTCCAGCATCCAGGTGCTGGCTCACATAGTCTTCTGCTGCTGCTCTGGCATGCACCCTGGCTGCCGTCATTATACCTGCAGTCTTCCCACTCACCACCTCTGCCGCTATAATCTTCATCAACTCTGTCGCGCTATTGGTTTTGCGTCTCACACATTTCTCAGTCATGTTATTTGCCTCCTTTAGTTTGCTGCCTCTTTAGTATAGTCATTAGCTCTCTACCTCCTTGTCGCCACTGCCACTGCCCTGCGCTCTCATTGCACCCTCTGCCTCTGCTGCCTGTATGGCTCTAACTATCTGGCCCAGCACCTGCGGACTCACTGCCGCCTCCCTCAATGTACGCAGCTGCATCGTCCACAGCGCACATATACTGGACACCACATAGCGATCACCAGTACTGCACGCCTCAGCATACAGATCCACTGACGGCACAATCATCCCGGCAAACAGGTCGTCTCTGAGCAGTATGGTGTTTATTGCCACCAAACACTTGGAGCGCTCCAGCTCAGTAGGCCCGGACTTGCCACCACCCTCTACCAGCTCAGCCCTCTTCTGTGCCTCAGTGGTAAACTCCTCCAATTCAGCTATTTCTTCTTTTGTTAGCATATTAGTTATCCTCCTCCTGTCATCTCTGGCTATCTGTCATCCCTGCTGGCTATTAGCTATCCTGCCTGTCACCTACTGCCCTATGCCTCACCCATGCGTTATGCCTGCCACCATTGATCTTCCTGTCCTCAGCCACCTGACACGGAAAACACAATACGGCATCCGGGTTCCTGGCCAGCACATTCTTCTTGATATGGTTGCGGCATCCTGTTGCGCGACACTCTCTATCACTGCGATCATCAAAACTAAACGGCTTTCTCATGTCCTGTATCCTCCTTATCTGCTACCAGTCGGTTACCTTCTCACCTGTTGCTGTAAACCTCATTGGACTACCAGTTAGCCCAAAGGTTCTGTCCCAGTCGGCCATTAACTGCTGCAGTGGCTCCAGATACTTAAAGTCAGAAGAGTTGTCTATTGCGATCTCTCCAGCCTTGTCTGTAAAGAACCAAGACCCCATAGCCATTATATACTCTCCTAGATGTGGGTGCCGCTTCAGGATCTTCTTGGCCTCTATCTCAACCTGCTCCAGGGCCAAGTCAGCAGCCTTTTGGTAATGCCACTCTACTAATTGCATCCTCTGTTTATCCATTGCCATGTTATGTCGCCTCCTTACATATCCCACCAGCAATCAATGCCTGAGCTGTCCGGCCATAACTCCCCTGCAGCTGCCACACTGTACCGTCATTGATCATCTCCTGGAACATGGCCACTGCTTCAGCGTCATCCATCTCGCCACCCTCATACTCAATGATCTTGCCTACGTCTATGCCCGCCATCGGTCTACCTCCTCTCTATGCGTCACTGTCACTGCCTGTGCCCATATGGCATCCATCGTTCGCTCGTGCGCCAGTGCTATACCAGCCATGGCATGGTTTAACTCCCTGATCAGCTGCTCTTTCTCCCACGGCTCCCATGCTACACATCTCCGTGCAGGCGGCCCAGGCTCCTTATCCGGGTTAAGGCCTGTTATCTCTGTCATAGCTGCCTGGTGTCCTGCCTCATATCCAGCCTTGAGTCCAGCATCGTGTCCTGCTACCTCACCAGCAAATTGACCAGCCCTCACCGCCGCCGCCTTCAGCCCTGGCCGTGCTTCCTCTACCATGTTGCGTCCTGCTACTATGCCAGCCTTGCGCCCCGCAAACTCACCAGCGTCATGTCCAGCCTGTGCTGCCAATGCCACTATTGACAGCGTCCTGGCCCCCATGGCCCGCCCTACCATGCCCTTGATCATCTGTGTCAAAGTCTTGTCCTCATCTGTGTTCTCTGCCATCACCATTTACCTCCTTCCTATTCCTGCTGCCTATTCAAATAAGTCAACGCCTTCTGCCATTGCCCAATTATACAGTGCCTGGTCGTTCAGCACCCACAACCTGCGCTCCTCATCAGTCGGATATGGATTGCTGTCCATGCTCACTGCCCGCGCAATAGCAGCATCCAACGTGCTCCTGTTCAGCTCTATGAATCTGTCTAATGTCATACCCTATACCCCTCTCCTATTCCCTCTATTACTGCTGCCGCCACCCTTGCTGCATTGTCCTCTGCCGCTATCTGAGTCGGCAGCACCGGCAAATACCTATTCTCATACACCGGCGCCTGACCCTCTCCGAAATTATATATCTGCAGTGCGGTATAGTGCCCACCTCTGCTGATCTTTATGGTGTAGCTCTCGCCTGTCTTCGCTGATATATACTGGTATTGCATTACCTATTGCCTCCTTCCTCTTGAAGCTCAACGCTGGTCTCACCCACCCATGCGTTTATGAATCCTGAGTTTGTGGGGGACTCGCCCTTTATCCAAATGCTGTCACGGTTTTTACTGTCATCTTTTCCCACCGCTCGAACTACTGCTGGTATGGTTCCATATTTCACTGAATGATAATAAACATAGTCACCCTTTTTAAATATCATTGCCATTACCTATTGCCCCCTACCTCTTAGAAATCCAGTAACCCATCCTCTCCATTTATCTCTGCGTCAGTCAGCCTGGAGTTGACCGCTATAAACGCTATAGCATGCGCAACTATATCCTCCGGGTGGTCTATGCGCTCTCGCAGCTGCTCCAGCTCGCCACTTGCCATGACTCTGGCTCTCTCCCTGCAGCCATCCTTTATCTGCTGCCTGATCTCATCCTGCCGCTCTGTTTTTGCTGCGCCTGCCATAGCCTATGCCTCCTCTCCAAATCCTGTCTCAATGAATGCCTCATAACCCATGCCATTGCATCTACCTTTGCCATCCACCTCTACCATATGCGTCGTGTATTTGGTCGGCTTCTTGGTCAGCACCTCACACACCTCCATGTCGCCTGTGTCATCTCGCCCCTCGAACCTGCTGGCAAACTTCCAGTCGCGCTTCATGAGGTCTCTCACTACCATTTGCTGATTAGCCATTAGCTATCTCCTCCTCCTTGCAATCCTCCAGGTTCTTATAGGGACAGGTCGGGCAACCACATTCAGTCACCTGGCCAGTCCGCTCGTATGTCTCTTCTTCGTATCTGCAGGCCGTGTCAGCGCTCCCTCTTTACCGGAGGCTGCCCTGACACCAGAATAGCCTCTATCTTTGCAGCCAGGTCCAGCTTCTTGTCCTCTACCCATTGCCCTGAGTACACTATGGCCGGACAGGTCAGCACTATGCAGTATGCCCAGGGCTCTACTGTCTCTACCCATGCAACCTGCTCCAGGACCTCCTTCAATGCATGGTGGTTGAGGCGCTCTGTCTTTGCCAGTACCACCTTGATTCGTGTCTTGACTGTCTCTTCAATTAATTGCATCTCGCTGCCCTCCTTGTTTGCTGTGACTGCCGTCTGCAGCCTGCCTGCCGAACTGCCACCGCGATGCTATCATCTCTGATATTGCCTTGTCAACCATTATTATCGGTCACGTCATTTAGTTTGTAACTCACTGCTACCACTAACCATTTACCCACGGCCTCCTACCACTTATCACCTCCTCATATATCCTGTCTCCCTGTCTCTGTGTCTCCCTGTCTCCCTGTCTCTGGCTATCTTACCATACTATGCCATAATCCTACCCACTATAGCTAACATATAGGCTAATCCGATACCTGATATCGTAATTTCCGATAGCTGCAACCTACTGATATTGTGCCACTATTCACTATTACCATGTCATCCTACCAACGCACTGTAGCTCCTCATTTACATTTACCTCTTGACAACCCCATGTGTGGTAGTTTACATTGATCAACATACTATCGGATTTACCAATATCAGCTATAGGAGATTCCTATATCACATGCCCAACGCACACCAAATAGAGCTGTCTGCTGCCGAGCGCAAAGAGCTGTTTTTGCTGGTACTGGGCTCCAACGGTGGCCACATATCTGAAGCATGTAATACCATTGGCGTATGTCGTCAGTGGTATTATAAATGGCTCAAGGCTGACAACGAATTCCATACCAAAGTTAACTGGCTGCATGAGGCGCGATTGGATAACGCTGAATGCCGCCTACAGGACAATATAAATGGTGGCAGCTCACCCGACATCAAGTTCTATCTGGAGCGCCAAGGCAAGGCCAGAGGTTATGGCAGAGAGTCCACTGTTAATGTAGGCGGTGTTGCTGGGCAGCCTGTAGGCGTTGACCTATACGGCAGCTTAGGTTTGGGTGTTGCATATCCTAAGATGCCAGACACTGTAGCTGAGTGGGAAGCGCAAGTTAAGGAGGCCAAAGAGAGACGCAGGGTGCAACAGGCTGAGGTAGTTAGCAATCCTGAACAGGCCAAGGCCGCTATGTTAGACAATGTCCGACTGTTGGAGCTGGAGGAGGACGGCACTGATGACTTTCCAACCATCTAATGGTGGCGCCAATACAGCAGTGACATCGCTGGAGCAACCATATACTTCAGCAGTGGTCTGGCTACCTCAAGAAGGGCCTCAAGTTGCCGCTGCTATATGTCCATGTGATGAGACATTCTTCGGTGGCACACGAGGCGGCGGCAAGACTGATGCTGCATTAGGTAGGCATGTTGCAGGTGCCGAGCGCTATGGCTCATGCTGGAATGGCCTATTGATACGCCGCAAATATAAGGACCTGGCCGAGGTTAGGCGCCGCATAGATGAGATGATATCCAGTGGCATGGCTGCCGAACGTATAGGTGGCGAGAACCAGGTCAATTACGTGCGCTGGGAGAATGGCGCTGTACTGGTGTTAGCCGCCATCCATATGCTCAAGCAGGCTGAAGATTACCAAGGCCAGCAGTTCACTGAGATCACTATAGATGAAGCACCCGCAATACCATTCATAGGGCCACTAGTCGATCTGCTTAAAGGTTGCCTCCGCTCACCTCATGGCGTCCCCTGCCATATGTTCTTAACCGGCAACCCTGGTGGTGCTGGCTCCTCTCAGATCAAGGTCATGTATATCCCAATGGTTGATGGTGGTGAGTCACCTGTAGCTGAGAGTGAAGTCCACACGCTACCGGATGGCAGCACCCGTACATTTATACGATCTACCTTAGCCGACAACCAGATTCTAGAGCAGATGGACCCAGGATATCGTAAGCGCCTGGAGTCTATTAAGGACCCCAACCTACGTGCAGCATGGTTGATGGGGCTCTGGAATGTGTTCGTGGGCCAGGCATTCAAGTTCACCAGCCGCCACATCATAGAGCCCATATGGCCCATACCTGATCATGCGCCAGTATACATGACATTTGACTGGGGCTATGGTGCGCCATTCAGCATAGGCTGGTGGTGGGTGGATGGCGATAACCGTGTATATAGGTTTGCCGAATGGTACGGCTGGAACAAGGTCACGCCTAACGTAGGCCTACGCCTCACTGATCCGCAATTAGCTGAGGGCATACTAGAGCGTGAGAAGGCCATGGGCTTAGACAGTGGTAGCGTACTCAGATATGCAGGACCTGACTGCTGGAGCAAGAAGCCAGACTATAAAGGTGGCGGCCAGGGACCAAGCACTGCTGAGGAGTTCACTACATACACTGATAGAGAAGATGTCAGGCAGCGCTATGGCAAGCATGCCAGCCTCGAAATGTACAGAGGAGATCCTAGCCAGACACTCAAGATAAGGCAGTTCCGCACTAGGCTGGATGTACCTGAAGACCTCAATGAGCTGCCTATGCTGGTAGTCTATAAGACCTGTCGCCAATTCATTCGTATCATACCTGACCTATGTGTAGATGAGCTGACTGCCGAGTACCTGGAGCCTGGCCAAGAGCTGCACCCGTTTGATGAATCCTGTCACATATGCATGGCCCGGCCAGTGGGCGTCACTGAAGATACACTGGACGCAGCAGCTTCAGCAGCCAAGGCCAAGGCGCATAGGTCCAAGCTGGATACAGCGTCACGTATGGCCATGGATGAACACACTGCCATGATGCTGGCACTCAAGTCAGCCAGTGACATAGATGGCATGAGCGAGATGGACATAGGCGAATGGATGCTGCAGCACCTGGAAGACACAGATGATCTAATGAATTAAAGGAGATAACCATGGGCGACACTATCAAGTTCTGGAAAGGTGTGATGAGACGGCGCAATGCGAGCAAGAAGGCCAAGGATGAGGCAAAGGCCAAGCAGCGTGAGGCTACCGAGCGTAAGGATAGGCAGCAGGCGGCTGCTAATAAGCGCAGTAAGTCTGCAGCGACCGGCTATATCAAGACCAGTCAGCGCAGGCGTATGGCAATGCGTGATGCAATGAAGGATGACTAGGGCCTAGGCATTAACACTAAGCAGTGACCGGGAGGTAATGGCAATGGACACATCAACAATGGACAACATCTATAAGGTAGTGCCACTCATCATACTGGTAGTGGTCGTGATCTATCAGGGTGTGGCGGGCTACCTCGACAGGCTCAGGCATGACCGCGTGGTCAAGCAGCTCAGTGCAGCGCTCATAGCCAAGAATGCTCATGAGTACCATGAGCTGACCAGGGACCATAAGCTGGACCTGAAGCGCACCAGGGTAGAGAATGAGCTGGCCATAGCGGCAGGTAAGATGGAGCAGTCCCTGGTTGATAAGGCAGCAGACAAGACAGGACCACATATGGCTGTAGGGTAATGATAAGGAGCAGCAATGGCAGACACCAATACCAAAGCAGTAGCAGCGCCTATATGGGACGACAACGCCGCCAGAGACGACATGTCTCGCGTATTCAATGACGTCCCCAACAGCACCAGGGTCATGTTAGAGCTCACATGGTATCGGAATATCCTATACTATCTGGGTGAGCAGTGGCTGGACTGGTATATGTCCACCAGCTCATTCGGTCGGCGTTATCCATTGAGCATTGATGTGCCTACACCGGTCAGCAATATCATCCGGGACTTTGTCAGGACCATGAAGGCGCTGGTCTTAAACAAGCGCTACACCGCTCGCGTATGGCCCAACAGCAATGAGCAATCAGACAAGGACGCCGCCAAACTGGGCGAGATCCTGCTGCGTGACATGGACAGCGCAGACAATGACTCCTTAGAGGATATCAAAGAGTTAGTGGCCATGTGGATGGTCATGACCGGCAACGGCTTCTGCAGGACGTTGGCAGGCACCGACAATGGCCGCTATATCGTAGGCAAGAAGAGTGGCGCCATAGTGGCCAACCAAGGTGATGTTATTGTAGAGCATATTATACCGTTTAGCGTAGTGGTGCCGCTCATGGGTGAGCTGATTAATCAGAAGTCATTCATTGGTATCAAGAGCTTGAAGACCAGAGAGTGGGTGCAGGATACGCATGAGGTGTTGCTATCGAGTGGCCAGACTGGTGACACATTAGAGGTAGTCTATCAGAGAGAACTCATGGAGTTAGTAGCCAATGTATCGCCATGGAAAGGCCGCGCATTAGAGAGCTCAGGGCCATTAAACGACGACGAAGATCTAGAGGACCTGGTTGTCTATAAGGAGCTGGAGTATAGGCCCACCCGATCATATCCACAGGGCAGACACAGCGTATTATGTTGTGGGCAACTATGCGCCCGTAATGAGACAATGCCAGTGCCAGTGGGCGATGACGGCACCTGGTTCTATAGCCTAACACACTTCCCATACAACTATACGCCAGGTGGCTTCTGGGCCTGTGGCGGTGTCGATGACTTAGTTAGTCCACAGAACATCATCAATGAAGTAGACCAAGACCTGCAGACTAACCGTAAGAGCTTAGGCAGGCCCATGGTGTTGACGCCTAAAGACCTGGTATTGAAGCGCAGGTCGTCTGCAGGGTCCAAGCTACTGCAGGTGCAGTGGGACCCGCAGCTGTCACATGGTGCTAAGCCGGAGATACAGCCAGGAGTACCATATCCGTCGCAGGTGCTGGAAGAGAGAGCAATACATAGAGTGACTGCGCAAGAGGCCAGTGGTGATCCTAAGAATATCTTACGTGGTCAGTCACCGCACTCAGGCGCCAGTGGCATCATGGTTGACATATTGAGTGAGCGTGCTGAACAATCCCATACGCCGGACGTCATGCGGTTCTATCGTAATTGGTCACGCATGTCACGCAAGCGCCTGGTGCTGGCCCAAGGCCTCTATACTGAGCAGCGCTACGCCAAGGTCCAGGGTGAAGGCAATGCCATATACGTTAAGTCATTCCTGGGCGCCGACCTCTCCAACAACAATGATGTGCGCCTGGAGCTGGACAGTGGCATATCCACTACGCATGCTGGCCGAACACAGGCATTACTCAAGCTGATAGAGCTGGGGTTCTTTGGTGAGGCGGCTAAGCACCCGGAGATACAGCGTGAGCTCATGAAGAGGTTCGGCCTAAGTGGCTTCCCGGATGAGCTCAATATACATAAGGAGCGCGCCGAGTGGGAAAACAGCGTCATGTTGGAGGGCAATAAGAAGGAGGTCAAGGGTATTGCAGTAGCCAATGTGCCAGTGGTTAATCCAGAGACAGGACAGGAGATGATAGGCAAAGATGGTCAGCCTGCTATGATGTTCACCGGCCATGTCGATCCACTGTTCGAGCTTGACCCTGATGAGATCCATATGGCAACACATGACAGAGTGTTGTTTGGGCGTGAGTTCAAGGAGTTGCCAGAGGAGCAGCAGCTGTTGATGATTGCGCATCGCATGGCACACGCTGACAAGTTAGAAGCTAAGCAGCGTGAGATGGAAGAGCGCATGGCAGAGCTGCAGGGCAAAGGTAAGGATCAGGGTGCTGGTGGCGAAGGTGGAGCAGGTGGAGCAGGTGGAGCAGGTGGTGGCCAACCCACTGAGAACCTGGAAGACTTAGCAGGCCCTGGTGGCATGTCTGATACAGGACTAGACGGTGAAGACTTTGATACGCCGGAAGTAGCAGGTGGCGAAGGCGATATGATGGTAGGGTAGAGGCAGTAGGCAATAGGTGATAGGCATATGGCAACCATAGACACACAAGCAGTAGCATCGACATTGAAGCGCAAGTATGCCAGAGGAGGCGTGGTAGAGAAACGGCAACCACTCAGGCCTCGTAGGCAGACATTGAGAGCACACAAGGCAACACGCAGAGACCGCAATAGGAAGGCGGCAAGATGTTAACCAATAACTTAACCATAACCAGCTGCTTAGTTTCCATGGGCTACATATATATGCCTTGCAATCTGAAGCAGCACATAGAAAGGAGTCTATTATGCCGGACGTAATGTTGCCAGGACAGGCAGGCGCAGCAGGAGCAGGAGCAGCAGTGGCACCAGTTATACCAGTAGTAGTTCCTGATGGGCCAGCCGTCACAACCGAAGCGGGGCATGACTTCATTTCCGCCGAAGACTTACAAGGTGGTAATGCAGTCGCGGCAGGCACCCCACCTGGCGCAGCAGTACCAGTGGCAGGAGCATCCGAGGCAGCAGCTAGTGCCAGTGCTCCAGGTCAGCAACCGGGGCAACAGCCGGCCACCCCACCCGGCACAGGGGCAAGCGCAGAGGGCACCCCTACCTCTACTGAACCCAAACCAGCACCATATGATCAAGACCCGAAGTGGTTAGCGGCGCGCGCGGCTGAGAAGCGTATGACTGGCATATTGCAGCAGCATGGCTTTGAAGACGTCGAAGCGCTGGAGGATGCACTACTGGATGGCACCGACTTGCGAGAGCTCATAGGCGACCGCGACATCAATGCACTGCTTGGCAATGCCGGGCAGCAGCCGGTGGTTGCGCAACAGCCTACTACAGCTACAGGTCAGCCGACTCCTAATGCAGCCCCTGATCCGTTAGCTACTCCCTTGGACATTGATCCTGACAATGATACGCCTGATGAAATCAACTCCAAGCTCACCGGACGAATTGAGGCCCTTGAGGGCTTTATACGTAGCGGTAGAGTAGCTCAACAGGAGGAGACCAATACCGTACAGGCGATCACTCGATATAACAATGAGGTTGTCAGGGTGCTGGACGACGCTGGTGTAGCAGACGACAGCAGAGACATATACAAGCTGGTCCTCAGCGTCGATAACCCAATGGACAATGTTGAGCCCATGGGTCCGCGTTCTGTAATAAGGAAGGCAGCCCGTGAGGGTGTTACCAAGATGAATGAGTTT